CCCGCGCAACGGGGGCAGTACGGGCGCTGTAACCTGTCTGGAATTTGAGCAGCGGTACGTTTTTAGCGGCGATGATATGCGGGCGCGTACCCTGATCGACATATGTCCAGATTTTTTTGTGTATCCCGGTCGGTTCTATACGGATAGTCTGTAACGTTCGCTGGCGGATTTTGACCGCCTTAAAGCGCGGTTTATGCGTCCACTGCCTAACGACTTTTTCATGTTCGGCAAGTAACTCGTTAGCCGTGTCGTTTAGCGTAATCGCCATTTCACGGTCAGCAGCATTCTTTTGTTTGCGGATGATGCGGGCAAACTGTAGTTTGGTGGGCATGGGAAATAAAAACGCCCCTTTCGGAGCGCCTCTGTTTATCTTTGTGGGTTAATCCCAGTCGTATTTTAAACTTATCAACTGGTTAATAAACGTAATCCTATCACGCGCAAGGTCTGTCCGCATGTTTACAGTGATGTCTCGAATGTAAATAGGATGATCTACTTTAACGGGCTCTGTATATGTTTGAATTAGCGCCCGTTGAAATGCCCAATCCTCACCACCTATTTCAAAATCCGCATCATACCCCCCTGCGCTTATCCAACTCTGTTTATGGAATAGCATTGTGGCTTGACATACATTCTTGCGTGTAACCATCCCCGGCGGTGGAGCTATAATCGTTTCGCCTTTTTCTATCCAATTACCGTATATCCACTTATCCTCTTGATACCCTTCATAGAGATATTTTATGCCGTCTGGTAGTAATTGGTCATCAGCATCTAATGGCACAATTAAATCCATTGCTGCCCGATGCACTCCTAAATTACGCGCATACACTACACCGCTATGAAACGGGAGTTCAATGTATTCAATATGGTGATGTTGTTTTGTAAAATGTGCGACGGTTTCACGGGTGTAATCATGAGAACAATCATCAATGATAAGGATTTGGGCTGCATTAGCGCTTAATGCACTATCAATAGCACGCCCTATCATACCTCCCATACAATATGTCGGGATAATTACCGTTACTGGATAGGGTGTCATAACTTGCCCCCCTGCCCTAATGCGGAATATTTGACTATCCGCCACGCTTCTATTTCCCCGCGCGTTATGCCAAGCGGATTACCCACGTCAGACGGTTGTAACAAATCGCGCGGCATAGGGTCACGGTCGGTCGTAAAGCGGTCAAGACGTTGATCCCACAAGTTGCACAACGTTTGCGATACCTTGCTATTGGCAAGGCGCGTAAGTGCCATCTCAAAACGATGATCTATAAAACCGTTTACCAGCGGATAGCCCGCCAGATAGTACACATCAACACTTTCGGGCGGATACTGCCAGTTAATCATATTGCAGTCGCACAAGCGCACTTGGAATATCCCTAACTGGCTGTCTACGCTGCGTATCGCGGCGGCGGTAGATGTGCTTGTGGCATTCCCTAGCCCGCAGTTTGAGCAGCTATAAGCGTTATCCTGTATCACAAAGGCCTGTGAAGTATCCGTATAGACGCGGTACACGTCACAAGCAGTAATGAAATCGTTCGGGTTACTGGTATTCGCTGTGTTGATGGTTTCGTAGTTGTTGTTATCGTACAGATACGGTAGCTTCCAAATGGACGGCTGTACGCCTAGCGCCCGGTGAAAGCGTATCGTCGCGGTGTTACCTGACTTCGTAACCCGCGCGGGTTCGATTTGCCACTGCTCATTTGCCGCGCTCTCTGCCCCGTCTGCAACGCGAAAGAACGCCTGAATTTCAGCAGCGTCAACAGTGGTTGTAACCGTTACCGTTGCTAAGTCTAGAATACCATCCCCATCGCTATCAGAATACGCAACAGCAGCATCCGCTTGGATAACGGTTGTCGCGCGTTGACCGTAGGCTTGCACATATCCCCATTGGGTGCGTAATTTCTGAAGCTGGTAGGGGGAGGCGTTGTTAATTGGAATCCGTTCACCGACATACACCGGACGGGGGAAATAGCCTAAGTAGGTCGATAGCAGTTCCCACGCCTGATTAAGCGTACTGGTGATTTCGTCGCGCGGCGGTTGCGTGTAGACGGGTTTCCCGCCTTCTTTAAGGGGAACGCCCGCGCCCAACACCTGATTAAAGCGCCAAATGTTTTCACCCATGACCCGCTGCCACATGTTAAGGGTGTTATAGGTAGGAATATGAAATGAGACAGCCATAGTTACGCCTTAACCGCATTCGCTAATGTGTCGTGTGGGTCAGTCATGACTTCCCGCCAGTTATGCCCTTCAGTGTATTGCAGATGTTCCCAGTCACGTACATCAATCACCATCTGACGACTTGCGGACGGGTTGTATACGTAGGGTGTATTCGACACCCTACCCATTACCCCGAACTGGTCAGTACGGCGGCCTGTATATTCAATCACGACACTACGCCGTATCGTCTTTTTGATGCTCGGCAGGATTTCGTGAATAAGCTCATAGACGCGCTGTTTAAAGGTGTGATGCTCTCTAACCCATGCCGCGCCCGCTTGTGCGATTGCAGCCCGCTTGACAGCGTTTTCAGGGGCAAGCCAGAAGCGCACCTTGTTTTGGAGATCAATGAAATCATCCCATGTCACATAATGGACGCCCGCTTGCAAGCCCGTGAGTTCATCAATATCCGTAACCACCTGATGCAAAAGTAACCCGCCGCCGCAAGCAAGGGTTTCAAAGAAACGGTTCGATACGAAGCCGCGATGTTCACGGTACTGGTTATCCCCGATTACAAGGGCAGCATTTGCCATCACGCCCCATGAACGCCTAAAGTCATAGGTGGTATCAAGTGCTTCGCGGCCTATCCTATCCCACATATCCCCATAGATACCGATGTTAATCCCCTCTTTTTCGAGGTCAATCAGGGCAAACCCTAAATCAGCGCGGGCTTGACTGTAACAACTGCCCATAAACACCGCATCATGCGCGGGCATGGTCGTATCAATAACGTCAGGTTGCTCATGCCCAATTTGCCAGTATGCAGCGGGTATCCCTAACTCCTGATACTTGGGGAGCAAGTGCGGATTAACGACCAGCTGCAAGTCTATCTCGCGTAACAGTTGGGTAATCTCGCCCCTTGTGAGCGACCATTCCCACACATCCCCATTCCAGTTTACCCAAACGGCGTTGGGGATACGCATCCGCAGCCGGACAAGCATCGGGGCTGTGACCACATCCGCGCCGTGAAACTGGCTGATAACCAAGTGCGGTTTAAAGTCCGCTAACGCCGTGCCTAAAATCGCTTCCAATTCATCATGCTTGACCGCAACTTGACGGTTATCTGAGTCGCCGTAGTACAGTCCTAAGTAATCAAACTGGTGAACAATAAACCGTTCCTGTAAGGCTTTTAGCAGCCCATTCTTTTGCGCCCGCGCGGTAGCATGGTGCTTGCCCGGTTCAAAGATGGGCAGGTAAAACACCCTTAATTGCATCGCGTCCTGATTATCAATCGCGGGGGATGGTTGCACTTGTGCGCCATTCGGGAAGAGTCGGTAAAACTCGTGACTGTCCCCATGTCCACCCGGAACGAACTCAGGACTTCCACCGTTGACTTGGCGTAAGGTATCTGCCGCAACATAATCATGGATCGTGCATCCCGAAACGGCGTCAACTGTATAACCCAACTCCCAAATATTGGAGGATAAAAGATTGTCACCCGCGTAAGTACGTGCTTTGAACGCTTGCTCTGCATACCCCCTCCACCAGTTAACCTTATCGCCTAACCACTTGCGAAACATCCCGACTTGCGCGTACACAATGCCCTTCTGTTCACCGTTGACGATACCCATTTGATAGGCCACATCATACTTACCAGCGGGTTTATCGCGGTTGTCAGCAAATGCGACCGCGCCACATGTAGGGGTGTTTTCAAGGTGTACGAGGGCGCGTACAATACCGTTATCCATGAACTGAATATCGTCATTCGCAAGGATTACGTATTTCCCCTGCGCTGCATGGGCGCCTTCCGTAAAGGCATCGATTGCGCCTCTGAGTTCGCCGTGTTCGATAAGGTGTAGATCAGGTTGCGACTTGCACCATTCAATTGTGCCGTCTGTACTGCCCCCGTCAACAATCACAAACTCATACGGAATACCGTCAGGGATGCGAACGCGGGCGCTGGTGAGCATTTGCTGTAACAGCGTTAGGCGGTTATATGTTCCAGAGACGATACTAATCAACGGTTGCATTAGACCGTCTCCGGTAGCGGGTTTAAAAACATTTCCCAAGACAAGAGATATACCCTGTCCATATCCTCAATGCTCATAGATGTGCTACCTATACCGTCATAACGATAAAACTTACACGCCCTCACAAACTCATCAGCGTTCAATCCCAGTAACGCACATGCCGCAATCTCGCAAAAATTTAGCAAGGATTGGCGGGTAGTGGAGATATAATCTTCTAGCGGTATGTACATCATCAGTAACACGCTGGCGGGCAAGGCCGCCCCTCTATCGCACATCCCGGCGGTGGCGTAATGCACGGCGACGGGGTTGGGCGTATCGGATAGGTGCAAGCGGGTAGCAGAATGAGAACCGTGATAACGAAGGCGCGTAGGGTTGCTTTGTTCATTTCGCTGTTGTCTTTCGCTTACGTGTCGCTTTCGGTTTCGTATCGACTGCAATCCCCTTTGCTGCAATCTTACGCGGGGCAGTATCTACCGCAACGGGCGCTTGATGTATCTTGTTCGGTTGTGTAATCAATAGTCCGCAATCGCTCGGTTCAATGAGGTACGTTTCGTATTCAATCCCGGCGGCATCATACCCCGCAACAACCCGTTCACCGACGATAGGGTGCAAGGCATCATGGGCAACCAGTACACCGCCTGTAATCAACACACGTGGCGCTTCTAAGCCTATCGCTTCGCACGTCACCTCATCATGCCACAAATCCTCAAAGAGCAAATGTACGCTGTCGTCGGGTAGACTCTTAAGGTATTCCAGAGCATCGGTATGCACAGGGGTAATGTACGCGCGTAAGTCGTCAGGGATATAACTACCGCTAGACTCTTGCGTATCAACGGTAATAACCCGCCCCGCGCCGCCGCGCTTGTGGCAAGCCAGCGCCATATGTGCTGCTGATGCACCGTACTGCGTACCAAGTTCTACAATGTTACCTGTCACCTCAAGCGCCCGGACAAGGGCGTAAAGTACCTGTCCCTCCACGCCAAAGAGTGAGCCGATAGGGAACATGCCGCGCCCGTTATCCCATCCGGTAAAATAATCTTCACGGGCGTAAGCGATTAGCGCGGCGGCGTCAAGGTCAAGCTGTTTCGCAATCGCGATTAGGGCTTGTTCAAGATTCATGCTTTGCTGTGTTGTCATTCAATAACATCCTTCCCCCAATACGGATGATCTTGCATCCAATCCGGCAGGTAGTCGCGCGGGTCAACGGGTTCAGGATTCCAAAACCGCTTGCTTACCGGATGAACATCAACAACCTCATTATGCTCATACTTGCTCATGAAATCAGGGCGCAATTCGGACTGATGCCCATGTCCACCTGCCCACTTGTACCGCTGATATTCAACCGGAACGGCATAACCGAAGTGGCAAATATGGCGCTTTTCACCCGTTTCACCACGCGGGATATACGACTGCCCTATGCGTTGATAGAACTCATTCGAGGCTTTTGGGTAGGTAATGCGCTGCGGCATCTGTCCATCGTTCACAATCGCGCGGTTGAATGAGCGCCAAAAGTGGACAAATGGTACAAGCCAATGCCGCCGTCCTTCCCGCATCGCAACGTCATAATTCTGGAACGCGAGTTGCGCCAGCGCCGGATTCCACACCTCATCACTATCGACACTTAAGATTATGTCGGCATCGGGTGCAAACGTGTAAATGGCGTCCCGGTGTTCGCCCTCTAATCGCCAGTCGCCTTGCACCCACCGCAGTTTATCCCCCGCCGCTTGACGGGCTATCGCGTACAATTCACGCGGGTTGTCAGGACATGGCACAGCCGTTTGCTGATTACCGTTGTGCGAGGGGCGCTCGGCGTACAGAATATGAAACTCATCTACAGCGTACAGCAGTGACCGAATAGCGGCGGCAAGATAGGGTTTACCGTAATGCAGCGGCATGAAAGCGATGGTTTTCATGCCGATTTGCGCCAACTGCTAATAAAGGGCATCATCAAAGCCCCGCCAAAAGCAGCAAATCCTGTTATTGTAGGGTTAGCGCCACTACTGTATATCGCTGCTAAAACAACAATGCCCACGATAAACATGATAATATTTGCTATCGTTTTTGCTGTCATCATTCCCCCTGTTTTGCTGTCAAAATATCCACAATCTCGCCTAGCCAACTTACTTGCTCTCGTAACGCCTGTATCTGCATACAGAAGTCGGGTGATTTTGTCGCCAGTTCCACAGCCCACTCGTTGAGTAGGTCATAGTAGAATGCCGCATGTACGATGATTGACTTGCGCGTCGGGTTGTCGTTGAGCATCGCTAATGTGCTATCGTGCGCTGCTACCGTCTTGCCGACAATCTCGCCCTTGCGTAATTCACTCATTACCAGCGCCATGTTCGCAGTCGTTTGCAAAGTGATAAGCATCGGTTTTAGGATGCGGAAGGGTACGCGGTTAAGTGGCATATTAGATGTCATAGGCATTCCAGACTTCGACATGTTGCCCGTATAGTACGCTGTCTGGATTGTTGTTGTGAACAAGCATAGATAAACCGCAGGCTAAATCAGCGCGAACTAAAGGCGCTAAAAAATGGTCAAAATTGAGTAATGATTCAAAACACTGATAGGCTTTATACCATTCCGCAAACTCAAAACGCCGTACAATAGCGCGAATGATTCGCCGCTGCTGCATAGCGTTAATAGCTTTTACGGTGTGCTTGTTTTCGTATTCCACCATCTATAACGCCCCCTCTACCCAACTGCGAAACGGTTTCTCAATGCATAAAAACTCATACAGCGCCGCGCCATAACTACTCACATCCATATCCCGCGCTTTCAGTAGCCCATCGGGTAGCTGGTTATACGTACCGCGCATAAAGTGGTGCTGTCCAAACGGGCTAGGGTCTACCATTGACTCAGCATACAGCGGCATTCGATACGCGGCGGCTATCGCCCATCGTAACGGCGCAATCGTGGCAACGTTATCATGCTGGTGAATGTGAAGCATAATCCGCGCACTCAGCAAAGCATTGTGGCGGTTATCACCCCATGTATTCCCCGCGACGTTAACATGTAAGCCGCGCTCATGTAGGTTTTGCAGCATGTTACCGCGCCGCCATGCTTGGCTGTAGCCTAAGAAAATCGCGTCATGTTGCCATGACACCGCGCCGCCGGGGTTCAAACCGGGATGGCTGCCTAACGGTACAAACCGCGCGCCGATTTTCCGCGCGTGCCATGCGTCAGAAGTCCACTTTTCAGCAACACCGGGCGGGCATGGGTCGGACGCTGCCTCCCATTCCAACTGCCACCAAATCAGTCGTGCTTGTGCTTGTGACCAGTCGCCCCATTCGCCGTTACGCGGGGCTATCACATAGCATTTGCTAGGGTCGTGAATGTCCATTTCGTCAATGTAACAAACGGGATACCCTGACAACTCCGCAAGGCGAAAGAAATCATTGTACGGGTCGTATTGGTAGCGTGTGCGAACGAATGTAACGTCAGTCATTTTTACGAGAAAATAAAAGCATAAAACTGCCTATTGATAATGCAGCACATAGCCATAAAAGGAACTTATCGAAATGGATACTTGTCGATATATTAACTGATGCCCACCATGCCCACAGACTGAGTATAATAAGTACAAGCACGCCTATAACTATGTTCCTCACACTTCCCCCTCGTACTCTTGCCGTAGCGTGCGCGTCTTGGTATCAGCTACCAAGTGATACCGCGCCCCCGGCGGTAATGCGTTCCACGTTTCAGCGTTGACGCCTAAGATAACAAATGTGTCATCATCTACGGCGGGCGCTTCCGGTTCATCCGGTTCACCGCTTAGGCTGTTGAGATAATCCTTTTCGTTCGGTGTCATCTACCCTCTCCCCCACTTCTTACTTGCCAGCATCCGAAACATGCCCGCTAGGAATAGCGATACACCGACTACACCTGTTACGCAGCCAAGCGAGTACGCGCCTAGGAGTGCAACTGTGTTACTGTCCATAATCCCATCCTGTGTACTTGTGCGCTAACATCGCTAACCCCGCTGATGCAATCGTTGCGACCACATCCAAGCGGGTTACAGCTATCGACAACACGACGGATACCCAAAACGCCGTACAGACAATACACTCAAGCAGCTTTAAGCCTACCCGCTGGTCAAGGTTGCGCAGGTGTATGAACATGCCAAAAAGCCCGTGCGTTTTCGTGAGCGCGTGGGCAAGATACCATGTAGCGAGTGCTTGTGTAACGAGGATTTCCAACGGGTTATGCTGTCCGTTTTTGTGCTGTCTGCGCTAATTGTAACACAGTATCCAAATCAGGCGCAATAGGCGCGGTCGGTGACAGCGGTTTCCACAAATTAGGCTTGGCTTCGTAGTCACGCTTATCAACCCACAGTGTAGCACCATGCCCAACGCGCGGGTACTTTTTGCCGCTGATTAAACCGACCTCGTGACGCGGCGGATACAGCGCTTGCACCTCGATAGCCCCTTCAAAGTAGGTATTGGCTATTTGTCCGGTCGCTACGGTAGAACTTCCACAGCACATGTCAGCATATCTCCCATACTTGGCTTGTAAACGGTCGTAATGATTGCGAACAAAGGTTTCTTGATGAGGGTTCTTTTGGTGATTGGTCGCACTTGCGCCTAAATGTATTCGGTAGTTGACCAGCGGTTTTGCAACCCGCTTGACGCGTAACCCGGCAAGGTGGAGACGGATATACAAGTCCTCATCTTCCCCGCCGCGCATGGTTTCATCAAATCCCCCGACAGCTTCAAAAGCCAACCGGGGGAGTAACGTTGTGATGATGTGCGCCATACCGTCTCGAATGATATGAAACCCTTCGTTTGCATAGCGCACAGTATCGCCTACTTGCCAGTCTGTGTACACATACCGATTACCGCCCCCACTCGCCAGCCATGCCCCTACCGTTTCGTCAAGAAACCCCGGCGCTAATGTATCGTCAGCGTCAAGGAATACGATAAACGGCGCGGTTGATTGTGCAACCCCTGTATTCCGCGCCCATGCCGCGCCTTGTTCACGGCTGTCGTAAACGACTTGCACGTCAACCGAATAGGTTTGGTTACAGGCGCTGGCGATTGCATCGTCAACGACCGCATAATGATGCGGCGCGACGGGAATGATAATGCTGGCGAGTGAGCTGGGCATCGGTTTAGCTTACGGGCTGATAGGCGTTTGGTGAATAGTACGGGCCGTTGGCATTGAAGTAGCGCCCGCCGTTAAGGTGATAGGCGGCATCTGGATACGGATCACGCCCATACAGGAATCCCGGCAGCGAGTAGTTCACGTTGTCAATACGCGCGGCTAACCAAGGCGTGCGCATAATCAGACGCGGGCGGGCGGCGATATAGGCTTCGACGCACATCCCCGTTTGCCGATGGGTCATAGCATAAAACCCGCCGTTCATCGTGCGATAGGCCAGTGGGTTATAGACATCACGAAACTCTTGGATGTCTGAGTTTTCCAAATCAAACCCTTCAAGATAGGTGACTTGACGCCCCATTGCGGTTAGCGGAATGAAGTAGATAGATGAGCTAAAGCCCTGCCCTAGCGTGGTCTGTTCAATCGCGCGGGTTGTCACAACGGGCAAGCGCATACCGTTCACCCATAGGAAGTTACCCGTTCGCATTTCATCACGCATCTGTACCTGCATATCAGCCGATACGTTCAAGCGTTCGCCGTCATTGTTTGTCACCGCACAGCCATTGGTTAAATAGCTGCAAGGCCAAATGCTGGTCAGTTTCCAGAACAAGTCAGGATGCATCGCCAGTACCCAATTCACGGGTGCAATGTTGCTGTCATCCGCCAGCGCAATCAATTGGTACATGATACCTGCGACAATATCAGTGATACTACCGCTTTGCACCGTACCTCCGACATCGGCATTACCCCAATTAAAAATGGTAGACCGTGCAGCCGCGCAAGTGTTGCCTTCCACGTCAACAACCGTATTGGTAATCAAACGGTCAAAACCGTTAAATTCCCGAATGAACCCCAACTCGGCATTGTTACCTGTGTTCGCAGTTGACCCGTGAAACAAGGTACGCATCAACACGCGGCTCATGTGTACACCCAAGCTAAACAGCGCCAAGCCAAGCGTGGTGTTTGGGTTTTGCGCCCGCTGCAATACGTCAGGAATCAGCGGAAACAAGTCGGGACGGTTCACCAGATTGCGATTCACATCGCTGTTGTTAATCCGCCCGCCTGTTTTTGCAAGGTTCGCTTGGCGTACCTTAATGAAGAAATCGGCAAACGTCGCGCGGGTAGTACACAGTTTGACCTCCCCCGCCGTCGGTGCATCACCGCAGTAATCGGTAGCATTCGTACCGCTGCCTGCCTTGACACCGCTGATAATGTCGTATTCAGGGTTGTCAATGTTGGTTACGCCGCGATACAGTGCCGACAAAAACTGTCCTGCGGTCGGCATAACAAACGCGGCGAACATGTCCGCATCCGCGCCGGGGCGGGTGAACAAGCCGGGTACGTTCTGGTTTTGAAAGAACCCATGCGGTACTTGGATGTTCGGGCTTGGTGACAACACATCGTGCTTTTGGCCTACGTTGAGCATCCCGGCGTCGAGGAGCTTTTGGTACGCCTCAACCGGGATTTCAACACCGTCAATTTTGATTACATCACTCATGTTTATACTCCTAATCCCGGTTACTTGACTTCCAACGGTACATTCATACCGGGGAACATCGGGTCATACTCGACGGGTAGCTGTTCTTTCAGCTTGTTCTTATCCGCTTCACTTAGTTTGGTTTCCGGCGCTTCACTCGCACGGCGCGGCGCGTCCCCTAGTTTCGCGGTCAGGGCTGCAATTTGCGCCGTCAAATCCTTGACCTGCTTTTCGAGGGTCATATTCTTTTCAGACTGCGCTTTCGCGCTGGTGGTTTGTGCAGTGACAAGGGTAAGCAGCTCGCCTTGCCCTTCGATCAACTGTCCGACTAGCTCCCCAAGCGCTTTTGTGGCGCGGGTATCTTCTGAAACCTGCTGCTGTGCATCGGCGTCTACAAAATCCTTGTAGTTCACCCCGGCCTCTTTGATCTTTTCGCTTTGTTCTCGCAACTGGTCAATGCGGCTTACCGCGTCCTTGCCCATCACGAGTTCAAGCGCCGCCGCTTGCTCTGGCGTAATCTGCTGCATATCTTTTACCTCATATTCAGTAAACGGATTCGCCGCAACCAACGGCGGCGGCAAAGTAGAAATCTCAAAGGTGTTGATGACCTTATATTGACCATCTTCAAAAGCCCACTTTGGAAATGTGAACCCATGCGAAAGCGGCGTGTCGCGCCCTTTCGTGGTGTAGTAATCGACCGCGCGTTTAGCCTCCGGGGTATCGTCAAACGTACCGACCGCACATACGAAATTGCCGACAGCGAATACTTGCGTGGCTTGCCCGTGTTTCGTGCCGGGGATATGCCCTAGCCACAATTCCGGCATGGGTACAAACCCCATGTTAACGCGCTTGAGATAGCCATCCCACGCCTTGTCCGTAATGATCTCGCCGTCTCTATCCTCAAAGTTATTGGAAAACACAGCGAACCAATGCGGCGTCTTGTCTTTCGTCCGGTATACGGTGAACGCATTGGACTGCTTTTGCTCACGTCCCAAAAGGCGTTTTACCAACTTGCCGACAAACCCCTCTTTTTCAGGGGTAAGCGCCACTTGCCCGCTGTCCATTTCGCCAACGGCGGGTTCGATGATGACAACCGGAATAGGGTCTACATCCGTCAGCGGCGGCGGGGTTTCCCATCGGTCACAATAGCCCGTCGGGAGAATGGTTTCAGGCCAGCTTTGCACAATCAAACAGCTATCCCCATACTCGCCATTCGCACAAAAGAAACGGCAGTTTGCGCACGCCTTTCCTTTTGTGATTGACAGTGGGATATAGTTTGTTTCCGCTTGTGTCAAGGGTGAAGTCATCTTCACTTGTTCATCCATTAATAAAACCTTTCGCGCGACTCTTCAAGCTGCTCATGGCGGTTATCGATCCATACAAAGCGAATGACAATCTCATCTTTAAATGGCGATAGATTCACACTGTCTAATGTGTCGCTATTGGTCGCATAGAAAAAATTCCCCGTAACCCACCAGCGACGATAAAACACGCCACCTTGTACGAGAATGCCGATAACTTTGCGGTTGAGCATCCAAGGATAAACCGTTTGCCATGTATCGTTTTGAACAGACGCGACAAAATCACCGACTGTCATTTCAATTGGATGACGCCAGTCATAAGTTGTGTCAGTATCCACCTTTTGCCCGCCCTGTTGTTTTCTCTAACTCACATTTGCAGTTATACCCGCCACATTTCAATGCACTTGATTTTGGCATGATATGCGCGTGCCATTCTTTATACCGATGCTTTTGCCCGTTCAAACGGCGGCAGTCGTCGCAGTGTTCCGTATCCCCATACTTCCAAATATACATGCCGTTTGCATCGGCACTCAACACCCCGGCATCATAGAACTCTTGCAGCGACTTATTCGACCACATCGCCGCCCGCATGTCAGGCGTGCCGATGAATACCCCATCGGCACCGAATATCTTGTTCGCCGCATCGGATACATAGCTGCTGTTTGCCGCGAGTAATCCTGCAATCGTTTCTTTTTCATCAGTCGGTAAATCAGCATAGCTTTCGACTTCAACCCCGCCCGCCGCTAGCCCGTCTAGGTAAGCCGCGCGTCCATAGGTATTCAGTGCAGAACGCATACGGATACCAAAAGACGCTTTGCTAACCGTGCCTTCGGCGGCGTCCTGCATAATCAGTTCTACGTTTCGGGTGTATTCGTCACGGGTGTCGGTGTATGCCTTGACATCACGATAGGCGTTCCCCCGTCTGCCCATGTGAGCATCAATGTAGGATGCGAATCGTAACGTGCGATTAGCTGTTCCATCGTCAGTCGTTCCCCGTTGTCGAGGTACGGTGTCGGTGTTGGGTGTCTGGTTATCAGCGGTTGTTTCGGCAGTGGGCGGCGTAACGTTCGGGTCAATAGGTGTTTCATCATCCGCAATAAGTACATCATCACTACCCTCTTTCGGGTCACTGGACGGCAAACGAATTTGCCCGTCGCTATCCATCAGGACATCACCGAACTCCGCCACATTGTTAGCTAGTAACTGCAATGCCGTTTCGTCGTCAATAAGGCCGGATGATTTGAGCGATGTAGCGATACCTGCCCATAAACTTGCTTGCTCGGCCTTCTGTTTATCCCCATCCGCGTCTTGATGCTTGAATTGAAATTCGAGATACGGGGGTAAGACTGTCCAATTTACAAAGCGCGTGAGCATTTGCAGGATGTAGCCAAACATCTTGCCTTGCCCCTTTTGCGCCAAGATAATCGACTGTGTACCCGTGCCTAAGCCCTGTCCCGTAAGAGGCCAAATGTCTTGTGGGTCAACACCAAGCGCAAGGGCTAACTTATTGACGTGTAGATCAATAAACTCTTTTTGACTAAAGCCTTCAGGTACGGTGCTAAAGGGAATGGTTTTGGCGTCAACGGGTTTTTCAGGATCAAGTGAATTAAGCACCAGCGTCTTGTGCCAAATGCTTGCCCCTACCGCTTGCCTATCGGCTTCATAACTGCGCTTGATATTTGTCCACTGCTTTTCCGTAATGCCGCTGAGTGCCAAAATACCGGACGGCGGCAAATCAGACAGCATTTCGTAATCGTGCCGATTGAGAAACACGTCAACGAATGCCTCTTGTGCATACCGCGAGAGCGCACAAAAGCCGTTCCCGTACCCGCGTCGGTACGGGGTACTCAAATCTGCCCACCGCCAGACGCGCGACGTATGCATTCGGTGCATACTGCCGTCTTCCTCATTCCAGTACACAACCGGATATTCGTTTACCGGGGTTGCAACGCACGATAAACTGTCGAGTACGTTAACGGCTATCACCTTACCCGTTAAGGCGCGGTCAGCTTTGCCGCCGCCGACGATTTCAACAACGCCGCCGAAATCCTGATGCACAAAATCCCAAAGCAGTTTACCAATAAACGATTCCCACCCGTTCCCCATGTCGGCATATTGCAGCACGTCTTGATAATATTCGACGTTGCGTTTGCCTTTGACCTCCCAAGGTGTGGCTTGCACCTTTTTAATCAGCGCTGCTACCGCCCCCTGCCAGAGCGAGTTGCCAAGCGTGTAGGACAATTGACGCAAATGCAAATCACGCACGCGCAAACCCCATGTTGGCAGCGGGTCAGAATGCGTCACCACGTCATACCACATACCGCCGTCACCGACGCCGTATGCGTAGTCTTTGCTTAAATTCAGGTCAGCCGTTTGTACGGATTGCCGGATTACACGCGGGTCATAAGTGGTCATGTATTAATACCGTAGATGCCATGTGAGATAACGCAATGCATCGAGGCAGTGGTCATCTACTTTAAGCGGTTTAGGTTCACCAATAGAGGCTTGCGTACCGGGATTGTAACGATAGCTTTGAAATTCACGTATCAGGTTAACGCAACGCGGATGGATTTTAAGCTGTCTTACACCGTTGCCATCGCATACCAAACGACGTAGGTTTTTGATGCCTTCAGATACGGTATGCGTTGCACCCGTCGCATTTAACCCCATTGACCATAGCCGTGCTTTTAATTCCGCCGCGCTGCTATCCACATAAGCGAGGGTTGGGTGCTGATACGGAAGCGCCATTACGTTTTGCACGCTGGCATCGGTGAGTTCGTTTGTAACCACGTATTCATAGAACACATTAACACCGCCCGTTGGGGTAATATTTGCCAACAAAAATACGCGCGGGTGATAACTCTCTGTACCAACGCCCTGTCCTGCGCTATACCCATCGTCAACACCCCACTCTATAGGCCAGTCGGGATTATATTCCGCGTCGGCAGTGACGTTATGCTCAACACTGAAGTTGTCATAAATCACGCCTTCCGCTTGCACCCAACGGCCTAACACAAGACGCTCATATTGCATCCCGGTTAACCGTTCAAGGTTTGCAAGGTATTCGGGCGGGTTATGCGGGTTGTCTTTCGCGCTACTGTAGTAAACCGATGCTTCCCTGCCGATGATCAAACGCTGGTTAATCCAGTGCAAGGGGCTATCAGGATTTGTCATGAGAATGATTTGCCGATATTCGCCCACAGGGGAGCGCATACGGGCAATAATTTCGTTATAGTCTTGCTCGGTGAACGCGGTCGCTTCCTCAAACAGACAGATGCTTAACCCGCCATCCCCGCCGATAGACCGCACGCTTTCGCGCTGATCATCGTCATTCATCCCACCCCAATACAGCGTACCCCCGTTGGCATACGCAAACTGGCGGTCAGATTTCTTCTTTTCGGCGATTGCGGTGTTACGCTTCATCACCGACTGCCACATAAACGGGACAATCGACTTGCCCGCCCATTCCTGCGCTTTACGCATCATAAGACCCGTTGCGCCGGGGTAGCGTTGCATATAGCGGTTGACCAGTTCCAAGCCAAGGCGCGACTTACCGCCCCCTGCCGACCCTGTTAGCAGAATAACAGGCGAACGATCCTCAAGCGCGGGTAGCTGCCACGCGAGAGGGGTATAACCGTCATTCGGTACTGTTGGTATTGCCGTTAAGTTGGTGCTGATGTGTTGCACCAACGAGTCGAACAAAGTCAGCTTGGATTGCGCTAAGTGCGCTGCTGTCTGATACATTCCGTCTCACGCTATCTAACATCGCACTCATGAGCAGTATTGCTTGCTCTGCAGTAATGGCGCGTTCCTTCTGAAAATCAATCTTATGCACGGTTTCGACCAGCTTACGGCGCTGCTCTAGCTTGTCGCGTATCTCTTGTTCAGTCGCGTAATGCAGCACCCGTCTGTCGATGATGTCGCGCATTTCGGCAAGCAAGATAACACACTTGCCGTAGTCATCTTTATGGAACGCCATTTGCATGTCAATAACCGACTTGCGAATCGCTTTCCACGCCTCCCCGCTTTCCTCTGTGTCAAGCGCCTCAAAGTTGCTGAGTAGCAGCGCGTCAATAAGGTTAATGTCATGTCGTAATGACAGCAGTTCAGGGTCGCTAGACGCATCCTGATATGCACTTAGCAGCTTGTCGGGTAAGTACTTGCTATAGCGTAGGTGTTTCGTCTGCGGCAACGCTAACCCGTTGGGTGTTTTGCCGCCATGTATTCGACAACGCCCGTTAGCCATCGCAGGCGCTTTACAGGGTTCACCGTTTCGTCGTTTCGCTCCACATTCCATAAGGGTTATATACTTCTATAGGGGTTTATGTCGGTATCGCATTAATGTTAAACTGTCGAATGCCTATTTTCGTCTCGCTCGGATTGGTCAGCGTAGCAGTCGCGTACACCGTACACAGCCCCGCCGCAACCATCGTGAATTTTGCCCGTACCGCGTCACTACTCACGCCCGCATTTGTACCTTGCTGCGATGTGAACACCGCATCCGTTCCCGCGTCTTTGGTTGCCAGACTGGTTTCTGCTGATGTCCATGTAACTGTCGATACGGACTGACCGGGATGCGATTGTAACCACGCAAGAAACGACAATTCAGCAAAGATAGACTCACCAACCGTCGCTTCGATAATCTGTTCAGGCGTTATCGTCAGGGTCATAAAACACCGGGTTACTTAATGGGTCAAAATACAGGGGGTTACGGGTTGCAAGATACCGAACCGGATTGGATTGCGGGTCTACGATAACGTTATTCGCCAGCGGGTCGATATACAGCGGATTGCGTTCGGGTAAATAGTACACATCGGTTTCACCCACAAACGGGATGGCACTAAACGCATGGGTACCGACTAGCCCCGGTAATCCGATAACGTCAAGATAGCCACTCATGCGGTGTCAGCGCTTACAACAGGTTCTGCGGATGCGTCGGTGGTCAGCGTTTGCGTGTACAGTGCCGTGCTGTCATCCGCCTCGTATACCGTTAAGGTTGTGCCGACAATCGCGCTCCGATTTGCCAGCCGTGCGACCACGCCTAAGAGGCTACGCCCTGTTTTGGAATCCCCGTCTGCACTAGCCGCTGCATTCGTAAACGAACGCCGGATAAGATTATCGGCTATCTGGTTACGTAATGTTGCACTGATCTCTGTGAGTGACCGGGTAGCGCTTGACCAAACCGCTGCTGCAATAGCAAGGGCTGTTGGTGGTGTGGTGTAATCCGATGATGCGAGGCGACTGCTCACGGCGGCATCAATCCGCCCTGTCACCGTAGGGGTTAACCCGACATCACTTAAGGCGGTATCAACTTCCGTATTGACTTGCGCGGCGGTCAAGGTGCTTAACCCGCTTTGTACCGCTGTCACACCTGCTCCACTTAACGCATAGCCCGTTTTGTCATTGTTGGTCGAAACCGTGACCCCGTTGGTTACGGCAGTTGTTGTGCCGATACTGCTAGCAGCTTTTGCATAACCATTGCCATCGTAATCGGATTCGAGGTTATCAGCGGCGGTTGTATCGCCACTCACTGCCGTTACGTTGACCGGAATATCGGTGTTCTCAGCCGGATACAACACTAACACGGTTGTTTTGGCGTTCACGCTGCTGGTTTTGACAATCACCGCAACCGTATCGGCATTCATTTCAGCCGATGAAATATCTAAAAAATATATGCCACTAGCAGTCGCTATCTCAGTGGCTTCGTTGGTGCAATCGGCAAACGTACCCCCGTCGAGCGAGACTTCACTATCCAACCCCGCCGCGCCTGTGACCAAATCGCCTTCTTGGTCATAAATGGCAAAGGTGACACGAAAGGCGGTATTTTTGATGGGAATTGGTTTCGCGTCTGATGCAGCCATTAAAACGTCCTTACGCGGCGATAGTTACTCATGTACGGTACATACTGCCCCCGTATTTGTGGGGGTTGCGGGGTATACGCCCCGCCGTTCCACTGATCTATGCGGATTGTCGTATCAGGTAATGTAAACGATACATCACCCGCGCCGCTGTAGGTCGCATCAGTGGTACTCCCGATGAATACAAACGGGTTCGCGCCTGTTTTATACCATGAACTCAGTTCCGTACCGTACAACCGAATACCGATCCAATCACCTGCACTCACCTCCTGATTAGCGGCTTGCAACACAACCGCCGTTACAGGTGCGTCAATACGAATAAGCGCAATCGTATCCGTGCCTGCATTACGGGTGTAGCGTACTGCGTACCCGGTAAGCGTTACAATACTCCCAATGTTTTGCACCCGCACCCCTAAATCGGTACTCGTGCCAACGCCGGGAAGCGTTGTAATCGGCATCGCCGCCCATGCATCCGCCCAATTCTCAGGGGTGTAGATACACACAGCAGGCGCAACACTTGCCGCTAACTGATTACTGGTAATCGTTGCTGTACCTGCGAGGTTCGTATAATTCGCACCAAGCGAAGCACGGTTGAAATCGTCTACTAAAGGCGGGTTAAAAGCCACACAATACCCTTCCCCGTCCCGGCTAGGACAGCACGATAGCCGGGAGAGGCTTCTAAGGGAGAAGATGATGTTGCAACAAAAAAAGCGATTACGGGGGAGGTAATCGCTTATCGCTGCTAAGTATAGATAATACCGCTATTATGCGAGGAAAGTCAAGTTTCAGTCAATTAACTTTAGCGAGGCCGCTTCATTCTGCGCTTGGATATAATACTGCCGCGCCACGTTGATAAACTCGCTGTTCAGCACATCCCGTACATACATAAACGTAATCGTCGGATAGCCGTTTTTTTGCATCGCCCCGGCTATTGCCTGATACAACACCATCCCATACAAGCCCTCTTTAACCTTTTCGCCGTTTCGGATAATTGGCTGTCGATACTTTAACTCTAGCTTAAGCATGGTATCTTCCATCGGAAGCAGTTTGGGGATAAACGGCGTCTTCGTGGCTTGCACTTCAGTCGCGCGGCTGCTTGCGTTCGTCTGTACCACGCTGTGCAGACCAGCGGCCTTTTTGCTGCTGTCAGCTAAATGGTCAACTTGAACAGCACGAACGTCTAGTGATAAGTCAGGGGTATGATCATAGGGCATTTTGGCGTCACCTCTAAATGCCCCTAGTATAATACGGTTATTACAAATCAAGCAAGTTACCTACACATCCCACGTATGCCGATACCAGCGCACCCCTAAACGATAAACGGTTGGCTTTACTTCAAAGTGCGTATTCACATAGTGCGCTAACCGCTTCAAATCCCCCTCTAGCGGTTTCCAATGGCACTCAAACGGGCGTCTATCGTCATAGTATGAGAACACCATTGAGACATCACCGCTACCGTGTGAACCGAACGTAAATGCATCCGCTTGTTTCAGGTAGTCGAGAATGTCGTCTACAGTCAGTTCTAGCCACGAAGTCGCCATCCCCTATTCCTTCCCTAATCGCCGTTTCATCAATTCATACGCGGCCTGTATCGCCTCGTCCACATCGTAGTGCGTATCATTCATGGTATAACCGCCGCAATTCAGAACACCGTACTCATCTACCCAAGTAATCGGCGCGTCCGCTACCGTCCACCCTTCTTTAGCGCACAGTTCACGCCACAACGGACGCAAGGTTGGCTCATGTTGGGCGATACGCAATGCGGCATACTCATTGTGATAATGGTCTATTGCAAGTTCGCAGTCGATAATGGTTCTCCGTAACTTTTCAATGGCTGCATGAATGGCGTTACAGGTTGCGTCATAGGTTGTGCTGTTTTCCATACTATCCCCTACTCCAACCCCGGATACGCCCGCATATCCGCACCGTCTACCAGCGCCGCATTGCGCGACGGGTAGCCCTGCCAGCTTTGGATAGCGTCTAGTGGATAAATAACTGTACCGTCATGATCTGTGTAGACGTACAAAAACTTATCCATAATGGATACTAATAATCTACTTTGCGCCTCATGCGTAATCAGGTTGCCAGATACAGGCGTGATGAGTAGAAACATGGTTTTATTTACCCCCTATTGCATTGCACTGTGGGCAGGGGTTGCCTGCAATGACTGAATCGCAACCGCAATAACGGCATTGGGTAGTCTTGCCCGATGGTACAAAATGCGTATCAATTTCACCGTTGCATAATTCGTCCATTGTCATTCCAAACACCGCCGCTAACTTGCGAACGGTTTTCATTTGCGGTTCATGGTTCTGAACCTCTAAGTTGTTGATACTACCCTGCCCTACACCTAGTTTTTTGGCTAAATCCCATTGTGACCAATTACGCTGTAAACGGTACGCCCGCACTCGTTTACCGAATGTCATTTCCTGTGCAGGTAATTCAATCCCGAAAACTGACACATCCACACCGAGCGCGTCTGCATACCGCTGAACCGTTTTGAACTGCGGACGGGTATCACGTAATTCCATATAGGCTACACTGCTAGGGTCAACGTTTAACCGTTTAGCAAGCTGCATTTGTGATAACCCAAGCCGCGTACGCACTTCTCGTAATTGTTGCCCAAACGTTTTCTCTGTCATTATCCCTACTTACCTCCCCCAACTAACTCTATACATTCATTGCGGGTGTACCCCTCACTTCTGACACATTCCATCACAGCGGCATTACGACACTCAAAAGTGGTACTGCATATCTGATCTGTCGCAAGGGCATATATATACCATGCTACTAAGCCAATCAGCACTAAAACTGCAAAAGCCGCCATAACCATTGCTGTTTTGAAAAGCCAATCACCCATCATCCCTACTTACCCCCTCCGATTAACTCTATGCATTCTTCACGGGTATACCGTTCGTCCTTCATGCACAATTCAACTTGCTCATTACGACAATAATAGGTCATCATCTCATCAGTTGAACTACATGGATTGCTAATTACATGAAACAAAAGCAACCCTAACGCCACAAGAACGAAAACGATAATCAGTGCAAACCCCTTTTCTAATATCCAGTCAAACATTGCTCATTCTCCCCTTAGCTTCATTAACTCATCTATCAGTTCATCCAATTTCGCGGGCGACAATTTCGCCGCCAGCTTTGCCGCATTCAGCGGCATATTCGACATAGATAGGCTTACCGTTGCCCTACCCCCAACTTCCCCGCCAATCTCTGCCTCTAACCGCGCCGCGCTCCACCCGTTTGCTATCGCCAGTGCGAGCCAGTCGTGTAACACCGTATCGTCTTTAATGCGCGTAATCCTCTGGAAATGGGCAAACGACAGCGTATCCGCATCCAGCGCCGCCTTATACCGTTCACGCCATGTCGCGTCGAAACGGCGGCACACAACCGCGCAATTGCGAACCGTGCCGTTTGCGTACCGTTCCATGTACTGCGATGCATCTTCACCCCATACCGCCTCCCCTGCTATCCACGCATCCCCGACCCACCACTGCACACTCTTTTCAACAGTGGTTAGCCAGTGTAACCCGTTTCCCCATGCGGCTAACGTGATGCCGGGGCGTAGCGATAGCGTGTAGGGCGTGAGTTCAAAGTGAGCGAGCGGGGAGGGCTTTGTCATTTCGTCATGACATTGAATAGCGGTAGTCATTCGTCTTTCGCCTTACGCTTGATAGCGGGTTCAGTTTCACCATAAGCGGTGTGTGTCAAGAGAACCACTAAGACAGCGGCAATAATGATAACCACAGCACCTAAACCACCGAAAACACGGCCTAATACGTCAATTATGACGGCCAGTGTTACCGCAATAATGCCTAGCCCTCCCATACCGATAACTACAGATGTCAGCGCTACTAAAAACGCCCGCAACAAACGCGGCAAGCGTAACCACTGGAAACGAACATATTCTTTTGTCATTCTGTCACCCCATAAGCGTGTAACGCGCGAAAGGTATAATCTTCTAAAACGATCAACGCATCATCTATGCTGTATACGACATCCACCTGCCCATTCCATTTGCTATGCCATTCCTTTTCATCCTCAGTGAGCTTGGCTTTAGGCATCTTGACTTCCATAAGCAGGTTATAGCCTTTCCATGATACGAGTAAATCCGGTACACCTTTGGCGCTCAACTGCTGTACTACCGCGCCCATAGCTACTAGCGCGTCGATAATCGCCCGTTCGTTTGCATCCCGTTTTGCCGCGCGTCTATTCAGACTCATCTTGCACCCCTAGCAACGCTGCTAACTCGCGTTCTGTTACAAGTAACTCGTTGTAACTTATCCTATATTCGTCTGCGTAATAGGATGCGTCGTAAGCAAGCCAAGCCTTGCGAAACCTATCACTTGCCGCCCGCAACGCGGCCAACTCGCGTTCTAACTGCACAATACGCGCTTCCGCCTCAAGTGGTTTGTGCTTGAACAGGTTGTTATCCATTGTCTTTTGCCTCGCTCCGCAGTCTGTTTTCATCAGTAATTGCAATGGCATCTAAAATAATGCAGTCCTCATTGTGCCAATCGCCAGCATGTCCACAGTGCGGGCATCCATCATCTAGGCCACGCGCCCAATAGCGGTCTAAAAGATCAACCGCATGGGTAATCGTGGCGTGGAGCAATACCCTATCCCGTGATTGTGCTAGTGTTCTTGATTGATTATCCATGTCGCGCCGCCTCCTCGTTTAGTCCCGCCAGTCCGTTTAGCTTGTCGATACCCTCTTGCCACGTCTCCCATTGGGTTACAACGTGGCGTGTTACATCGTATAACGTGCCGTCGCCTTCAAACCACAGCCCTAGCTCGTAATGGTCGTTCTTATCCAATGCATAGGCGCTCTTCTGGAAACGGGCAAAAGCTTCGTAAAGCTCAATTAGAGACTTCATGATTATTCATCCCCTCGTGCTTGGCGTTGACGTTCGATAAACGACTTAGCAAAGCTGGCAGCAAACGGTGATACATCCCCACCGTCAAACTCGTTATCATCAGGTGTGGAACTTTGAACCCTAAAACCGCCCTTACGAACCTCGCGCAAAAGGTCTTTAGCGAAATCCTCAAATAGCCCTTGAATAGCGTTCAAGGATATGCCGTTTAACTCGCGTGTGTACATTTCGGGCGTCTTGCCATTGGTTCGTAAAATTGCATCCTGCGCAATCGCCTTGAACGTAAACCCTTTTTCAATGAGACGGTCAATAGCTGCCAGCGTATCAATTTCCACTTGACCGCTGGCAGGATTGAGGCGCATTGTAAAATAACGCGCCTCACTTGTCTTTTCACGTTTTGCCATTACCACGCCCCTACCAAGCGCATAAGCGCTCCGACCTTTGCAAGCCCAAACACGTTAGCGAATTTCATCAAATCGCGGTTCTGTTCTGCGAAGATGAAATCAATACGCGGGTAGGATTGCACCAGCGCGTCATGAATCAGCGCCGCGCCGCCGCCCGTAAGCAGGATGTTGTCGAAGTTTGCCGCGCCGCCCGCTTCTTCGATGATCTGAATCACATCGTTGACCAGCGCTTGCATCACCGCGCCCGCTTCTTCTTGGCAGTCAATGGTGATGTTACCGAATTTGTAGCGCCCATTGAGAATAGCATCCTCAACACGGCGAATATCCAAATCGCCAGCATCACGAAATAACGTCCGGTTGTTTGCCCGCAACATGCTTTCAAAATCGTTGGTCATGTTGATAACGCCCGCGCGGGTAGACTTCAAACTGAGGGTGTCGATATTGCCGCCGGGGTCAACTGCTGCCACGTCCGTTGTATGTCCGCCGCAGTCAAGAACTAACGTTGTCACGTCGCGCAACGGATTCTTTTTGCGTTCCTCCCCACGTTCCGTCAAAGTGTAGTGTGAATAGCCCGCAATCGGTTCATCGGCTGTCATCACCTCGCGCACCTGATAGGTAAATTCGCCGTTGCGCGTTTCCACCTGCCAGATACCCTTTGCAGATAACACAATATCCCGCGCGTATTCCACATCACCGGGGGCGTGTGAAGCAAACAAAGTGATGTTGCCCATATCCCGCGAAAACGTTTCACTGAGGGCGCAGGCAAGGGCAAACCCGTAATACTGCTGCGTGTATCGCGCCGCGCCGCGTGGTTTTTCTTTGAGCGTATAACGCCGCGCAGCATCACCAAATGCTAACGGTTGCCCATTCACGCGCAAGATACCGCTAGGCGGCTTGCCATTGCCACAAGCCCGCCGCCAGTCCGCTTCACTCAGCATCGCCAGCGCATGTCGCGCATCTGCATACTTGTGCTGTTTTGGAAAAAACCACTTCCAACGGGCATTCCCAAAGTCTAAAACAAAATCAACCATATATGTCCTTTCGATTATACGTTTATGGGTCATAAACTACGTTTACGCCCGTTTATATTATCGGTCAATATGGCTGATTTGTCAAGTTACAGCGTCCATACTATCCGTTGCATTATGGACGCCCCTACGCCCCTACCCTACGCCCTGCTTCCCGCTGCTTTGCACCCTTGCCAATTGTTGTTAGCAGTTGGTACACCCGCGACTCGCTCACGCCGTAGCGGAATGCGATGTCAGCGATGGTGTCGCCACGTCTGACGGCGTTCCACATGAGCCGCGCTTTCATAGCAGCGGTTAGGTGTCGATAGCTAATCCAGTTGCGGTAGCGGGTTTCACGTTCTGATCTATTCATCATCCGTCTCCCAGTCACCTAACGCATAATCTTCACCGCGTTCTATGCTTCGCCCTAATCCCGCCCGCCCGTTGGCTAACCGTCTCATCATGAGCTGAAAGTTCTTTTGACGACAATCCAGCTCGATACAATGCCAACCGTGTGAAAAATCCCATATCATTACGACATGACAATGCGGGCAGGTAGGCGGTTGCTGTTGATCGTTAATCGTGTGAAACATAGCTGCTCCCCTTTCACTAGCTCAAATTCCAAAACCCACGCTTGATAGCGCTCGGCAGGGCGGGTTGCTAAAGTAGGTCGTACACCTTGCCAGATAATCGCCCCGGTATCGTAGTCGGGAATAATAGGCGTGATAACGCTTTTATCGTGCATTTTCACCCATGCAATAAAAAAGTCACTGGCGGTTTGAAACCCTTCCGCCTCCACGTCGGCATCGCTAATCTCGCGTACATCCTCCCGCCGGATGCTGAGAATGCGAATACGCGCTACGGCTGCCTTACCGCGCCCCGGTTGGACGGCGTAGGTTTTTTCAGGCTCAAATGAAATTGATGTTGCGTGAACAATGCGGTTGTTTGCCGCGCGTACAATGTCGTGTCTACCGTCATAGTAGAGCGAGTCCAAATATTCACCCGGCTTCACTAATCGCCGCGTTTGGCTTTTCTCCCCTGTCAAAACCTTTTCCCACGTATGTTGAAAAATCATCGTCATTCCTCTTTACTAAGCCGCCTCTAAATCGACGCGGCTATAAAACCCTTAGTTGCTACCATCCCGCGCGTTTTTGCGCGGTTCTGACGCCGATTTGAGGCGTTCTAGCATTGCCTCAGTGTACGGAAGCGCGTATAACTGTGCATCAATCGCTTTCGGTGTAGCCATCTTGCCGCGCTTCTCACTGCGGATAACCGCCATCTCAGCAGCGGTATACCAACCACCCCGCCAGCGGTAGGCCACGATTGCGACGGCGGGTGTGTGCCATGTGCTGTAGCTCATCTTGTACTCTCCCCATAAATTACCCGCCAGCCATCCGCTAGCATTTCGTCGCGTACTTGTTTCACGATAGACCGACTCACATCTACCGCCGCTGGCAGTTCTACACCGTGCGACCCGCGCCGCATGTTTTCACTAGCACTGATCACGCGCAATTGGGCGTACTGCCAGTGGTAATCTATCCACAGCGCTTCCAAATCCTTTGGCATGAGAATCGTGTGACTGTTATCCCCACCGGATTGCAAAACCACCGTATCCACGTTGACGCGGTAGCGCTGCATAAACGTCTCGGCAATCCAGCGAAACGTATGCGGCGGCGCGTGGTCTACGTGTGACGTGTTTGGGGTAAGGTACTCGCCCGTTAATTCGCAAATCGGATTTGGGTTATTTGCGAAATACGCCGTTCGGTAGACCAGAACCCCCGCCGCAATCGCTTGACGGCAGGCTTGCAAAAACCGCGCCTTGTGCGTTGGGGCGCGTAAGCACTTGTTAAAGCTGAAATCCGTTCGTGTGCCATCGCGCCGGATAACTGCAAACTGTTTTTGTTTAAACGTCGGGTTGATCTCAACACAAAAGCCTTTTACACCCGCGCCTATCTTCTCACTGGCATGAGGGTGCATGGCGAGTACATCCTCCATAAAGTCGGCATCATCCGGCGCTAATGTATCCCCCGCGTGATAGCTGTTGAGGATGCTCCGAATCGCATCCCCTAGCGCCGCTTTACTGGTGAACACATACCCATCTATGACATACTCGCTCATTTGCTATTGTCCTTATCCATCCACTTGAGACGCGAGAATAACACCGGGATTTCAATCTCATTACCCGTCAATTCCGCCATTGTGTTTTTAAGGCAGCGCCCGGTTAGAATGCCAACCTTGCCGCGCCCGTGTGGGTCATCATAGCTTACGCGCTTGCCATCCTCGAATTTTGGCACAAATGCAAATACAAAATTGGCTTGCTGGTCACTCAAAAATTGCATCATACTGGCTTCCAACTTGCCGCCCGTCTTGGCAAGTTCGGCATCATCTTTACGCATCTGCGAATTGACAAACCCCACCAGATTGTTATCCCGGCAAACATCTTTGAGTTTGTTAATGGCGGTTTCAATCCACACGCGCCCGTTTTCCGTACCGTTTTGTAACCACAGCAGTTGGGCAAAATCAATCCACACCGCCTGAATACGGATGCCATTGCGTAGCTCCCGCTGGCAAATGGCGTCGATTGTCGCGCATAACTGCTCAACCGATAAGCCGGGGTTTTTGATATAGAACGCCCGCCCCGGTCTACGCATTAGGTTAGAAGCGTGGTTACAGCTTGCCGCAACCTGATTCATGCTTAACGGTTTGCCGCTGGTGGTTTTAAGATTAAACTCTTGCTCGGCTTGGGAGAGGCGGTGTTTCTGCCAGTCGTTAAAAAACGCCCCGCCTTGCCGCTGTACCGCCCGCGCTGCTAATTCAATCGCGTTCTGTTTTTTATCGACCCATTCCGGCGTGTACACAATGCTGTGAATGCCCATGTCTTGATAGGCTTCCCATCCGGTTTCAAACCCGATGGTCTTTGTACCGCCGCTGATGCTGGCGAAATAGATCAGTTTCCCCGGCGGGATGATTTCACCCATGCCGCCTTGCGAGTGCAGGAATTTAAACGGGTTAATCAGTGGCGCAGCAACGGGTTTTACAACGCCCGTTAATTCGTCAATGTAGGCTTGTAAGGCGTCGATATCGCTGCAATACAAATCATCAATGTTGAATGACTCACCCGTCGGCAAAGCTAATTGTTCTGGCGGAAGCGCCCGTACTTCCAACGGTTTGCAGTCTTGAAAACGGGCAAGCGCTTGGTCGGTGTACAGCTTGCAAAAGTCGGCTAAATCCCCACCATCGCCTAATCCTAGGTCAATGGCAACGGCATCAACCCCGATGGCTTGAAACGCCTTGACCAATCCGAACGCGGCGTTTGTTCCGGTGAAATCGCAGTCAAGCGCGATTACAACCTTGCCGTTGTAATGCAGTTTAACTTGCTCTAACAACTCGCTTGAAAACGTTCCCGTTTCCCCGCTGGTGATGGTTGTCGCGGGTAATCCCCAGTATTGACCTGCGACAACCGATATTTCCCCGTTGCAGAATACCAGCGGCGTGCCCTTGTCTAACGCCATTTTCGCCGCCCGTTCCAAGCCGTACCAGCATTTTTTGTAACCTAACTCACTCTTAAACGCAGGCTTTTGCCCGTCTGTAAAGCGAAAGCGCAGCCCGCCGCGCGTCTTAAACGGCATTGCCGGACGGCCTGAAATCGGTTCGATCTCACCCCAGTACCATTCCGCCAGCGTTTCATCCGGTACACCGTGTGCCTCTGCATAATCCTTGCGCGTGGTGTACTGCCGTTTGGTCGATGTCACCCGTTCAAACCGCCGCGCCGGGGTGATGTTTAAGTGCGCTGCCAGTTGGTACAGTGACCCTTTATAGGTTTCGTCCTTGTGGTCGATATACGTCCCGTGTTCACCATCCGCCGCAATCCGTACCACAAACGCATTACCGTCGCTACCTGTGCGGAAGGGGGACGCACCCCGCCATTGATCCCCTCGCTCATGCTTAAGCCCATGTGTGCGCTCTAATGCCGCCCGTACCATATCCCACGTCGTTTGTGTCATAGCCCTAGTTCCTCCGGGTTAAACTCGCTTACGTCCCAACCAGATAGATCAAAGGGCTTGCTAGCGGTGGTTGATTCGGGTAAGGCCAAGCGACTTCTCAACCAATCCCCATGCTGAGAGGGCATATCAAGCGGGCTAATCGATTTCTTCCAGCTTAAGGCGGCGCGGGTAAACGTTGCCAGTGAAGCAAAATCATCAGGTTTACACTGAATGCGCGTAAGCTCATCTAACGTTTCAATATATTGCAAGGCGCGTGATTTAGGCATCTCCGTAATGGATGTGTAAACTGATGCATCACCCCATGCAGCCATTAGCGCTACCAGATCAAGGCTGTACCTTGCCGTGTATCGCTCAACATGCTCATACGTCCAATCGCGGTAATGTTTTGGAAATGGTTTTTCAGCCCGCGAGGTTGGCTTTGAAGATGGCTTTGAAGATGGCTTTGATTCAGTGTGTTCAACAACACCGGTACTGGTTTGTTCAACAACACCTTGCATAGTGTTGTCAGACACACCGCCAGTTTGTTCAACAACACTAGCAGAACCGTACCGCTTTTCTTGCATTTTCTGCCGTGCTTTAGCGGTTTGCTGGCGGCGGTTGGATTCGTTCATATCGGTACGGGCGATAAGTTCACCCCACTTAATCCCGGTATCGTGCAATTCCCACGCCTGCCCGTCCTCAGTAGCTTTCCCTTCCCGCGTAAGAAACCCAAATGTAACAAGGCTTTCGAGGGCGGTGATAATGGCGTGTTTGCCAAGCCCGCAACCCTGATAACGTTTGCCATCAGCAGTCGTAAATCCGTTTTCAAACATGGTTAGACTGATAGCGCCTTGCCGCTTTTTAATTTTGTCTTGCCACCCCATAATATGGCGGGTAGCGAAAAGTAGGACGCGCAATTCGCTATTGGTTAGGTAAGGCATCGCCTGATCTATAAACGCATTAGGCGTCTGAAATGTGTTCGGAACGATAGTCATTCTTGCACCGCCTTATGCTTCTCAATCGCATCAGCAACCATCTCGCCCATAATGTTCACCTGTCCAATAAACGTATCCCGCTGGTCATTACTCAACATGGTTATGAATGCGAAGTCATGTAACCAGTGGTCAAAATGGCGCAGGACGAATAGCAGATTGTCAGCGCGTAACGCGTTCCCGAAGGCATCACCCCATTCTTGGAACGTCGGGTAATCTTCCCCGCTAAACTGACCGAAGTATTGAAAGTCCGTTTGCATATCCTTTAATCCTCTTCACTAACCGTTAACTTGCTTTCCTGTCCACACTGCGTTACAATTCCGTTTGTACTTACTTTTCGTCTATTGTCCGTTCGTTCCCCCTTGCCCGCTGACCGCCGCCAGCGGGCTTTTGTTTTGCGTGGACTAGGTGTTTAGTGCACTACTGCCGTTGTCGTAAATATCCTCAATTTCATCTACCCATTTGCGAACAATCGCCAGAAATGGTTCATGAGGGATGTGCATCGCATCACGTGCTTGGTGTAAAAACGTGGAACGACTGCTATCTACTAAATCACGCCACTCTTGACCCGCAGGCCACGCGCCCGGTTCAGCTTGAGCATTCGCTTGGGCTAGGCATTCTTGCGCCTTGTTAACAACAGCGGCATAAAGCCAACGAAATGTGAGCGCCATTTCCGCCGCCAGTGCGTCCCGTTCGGCGCGTAAGGCGGCAAGGTCTTGTTTGTCTTCGTTCGGCGCTGATGCCATAAGGTACTGCGCTGTTAAGTCATAACCGCTGTCAGACAGATACACACCTAAATCTAAGTCCTCTACCAGCAAGCCCTTGTCGAGCAAAGACTTATCTTCAGGTGTTTTTGCGCGTACTTTATGATGACCTGTCATAAGGTTGTAAAGCGATTCGCGCTCATACCCTGATAATTCGTTCCATGTGATTGTCATCTCATTCTCTCCCTTTCATTGGGTAAATAAAAACCCCGTTGCTAGAGGCACTTGGCACAAGGATTCACCGCCGCAAACGGTTAGCCATGCGCCCCTAGAAATGGGGTCTTTAACATACTTACACGCCTTTTCCTTTTACGTCCTTGCGGGGACGGTGTTCTTTTATTCCACGAAAATCAGTATACCACACACGGGCGCAAAATGCAATGCGTGTTACGTTTTTCATACGATACGGTTACGTTTGTGCCTCTAAATCCCTTAGATACTGAGTACCCGCTTCGCTGATGTGATACTCATTAATCGCCCGCCATTGTCCATTACGCTTGACGTAATCTAGTGTGCGATATTCAAATAACCCCTTGCCGCATAGCGAGACGCACGTTTGCCAGCGAATACTTACTTTGCCGCATTCATGGTGCTGTGGCATAAACCAACCTCGCTCAATGCTACGCCCGAAATAGAACAGATAGGCGTCGTGCTTGGCATGGTAATCCGCTTGCTCTAAGGCGTCTAATTCAGATTTTGACAGTTTCATGCTTCCACCTCGCAATCAAGTTCATACGCACTGACATCCCCATACCGTCCCGTTAACGCACTAGCTACCGCGTCGTAATCGTGCATCACCTCGTGCTTTTCTTGCGGCGTCAACGCTACCCAGAACGGCGCGTCCGCCATGTAATCGACAAGTAGGTCGAGCATATCGCCCGCCGTTCCTTGTTCACAGGCGGCGTAGTCGCGTCGCCATGTGGTGATGTTGCGGTTCATTGTTGTGTCCTTTCGTGCGTAAATGCTGTCATGTTGAAATGACAACGTTAGCGCTTCATATCCCCGTCGCAGGTGTAGCCCATGCGTACCCGATACATCATCCCCTCGCGGCTAATACCGACAAACCGTGCCGCCGCACGAATAGAGCGAAACTTGCGCCCGTTCCATTCGCATTCGTACCCCGGATACCCCATGTCATCATCACAGGTGTAGCCCGCTAGCAGCCGCGCCCGCATAACAGACTGTGTAACCCCGTTGGCACGGGCGGCGGCATTGTAGCTAGGATAGTCAATGCCGTTCCATCGGCACGGGATAGGTGAACGGAAGGCGCTAGTCATGATATTGAATCTTGATACCAAACATCGGGATAGGGCATATATACACTGTTCGATTTTTGGTATCGATATACGCTCCTATCCACAAATCGTACCATCGGAAAAACAGACTGATTTTCATCTTATCCCCTCGTTTCTAGAAATGGTCTAAAAGCCTGCAAAACGCGCGTTTTTAGCACTAAAAGCAAAATCAATAGCTGTTCGTACCATTCCGCGCGTTTTTGTGCCTACGAAAATCGACAGCGCCCTATTCTAGCGCCTCTGGTCTGTAGAAAAATTCCGGCATTGAATCCTCAAAGAAGTAGTAGCGCTCGTAACTGGTGTATGCGCCCGCATTTACTGCCATGATAACGCCGTCCTGTTGCCACTTTCTGAGATGTCGGTTTGCCGTACTGAGTGAAACCCCAAGAGCAATAGATACCCACCATGAGTTAATGCGTGGGTAGTCCATAATGAGATTAAGCAGAATTTCGTCTAGATCATATTTCATCGTTCCTGCGCTCCTAACGGGCATTTTTATTCAGCCCGAATGCGGAATTTCGGCATTCTAGTTAATACGTTAAACTGATAAGGTACTGTTGTTCTTCGTACCGCTCCATAGCCCACATCATGTCATTGACCTGTTTTAGCGGTTTGCCAAAAATAATGTCGTCTTTTGGCATCGTCATGATAATTTGGTAAATCCGTTCGGTTACAGGCTCCATTGCGCTGTAACGGTACTCATTGTTGTAAATATTGGTTAGGTGCTTAATCAACCGCGCAACCTTACGCCGTTTACCATTATGTCCTGTGTATCGTTTATAGTTCATCATTCTATGCTCCTAATGGGCGGTCTAGCACCGCCCTGCTACGTGTTAAAGTGGTATGTCCTGCTGAATATCAGTGACGTTTAGATAACCTTTTGCATCCGGCGCGGCGCTTACCCATGCGGGCGGGTCTAGTGCGTACTCCCCCGGCTTTGCCCATGCGTCAACGTTGTAACCAGCTTTGCGAAGGCGGTCACGGCTAAAGTCGGTAATGAAGCTGCTAGGGTTTTTAGTATCTTCAAAGATCAGATAAGGCTTCTTTTGGGCGTTCAAGCGGACTGTCAATTTTGTGCAAACAAACCGCACATCATCGCCAGTAATCTCGCCCGTTGTCTTATCGACTTGCCGCGTTTGCTGCTGAGTCTGCCGTTGCGGTTTCTGCCCTTTGCCCAAGTCGAGTAGATAGCGTCCAATCCCGAATAGCCGCGCGGCGCGTTTCAAGGCGTCGGTAGCTGCCGACTTTTCAGCTTCATTTGCTTCGCTACCCGTCTTGGTAATCCGAACGCTTTCCATCCCAACGCCGTCGCGCCATACACCTTTCACGGTTAGGCGTCCGGATTGGATTACAGAACCGTCGCGCCATACAGGTTGCCCTAGTAGTTCCCACGTCCAGCTAGGGTCTACCGCGTCGAGACGGTCTGTAATCGCCCGTTCACGAATGTAAGTACGCCCGTCGCGTTCTTCGTGGTCACTCGCATCAAACTGCGCTGTCAGCAGTTGCACATCTTCGTGAGTGAGTGTCATTATTTGTTAGCCTTTCCGAATGGATTCCAGCCACGCTTGGCTTGCGGCTTCACATCCCCTAAAACCTGCGCCGCTTGCTGCATACGCGCGTAATCGTCGTTGACATCTTCCGATGGGCGCGTTTCGACAGTTTCGCCCTTGTTCGGTTTCGACAGTTTCAAGTAGCCTTCAAGCGGTGTTTTGTACTTGCTCATCATCTCTCCCCTTTATACTGTTTACCCGCCCGTGCGCGGCGGCGGTAGGATAGAACCGTAGTTGCCAGTGGTGCTGTCTTTAATCTGCGGGAACATCGCTACTTCAAAGTTGCGCCATGCTTCCCACATGTTCCAATAGGCTTGCTTCTGTTCATCGGTCATATCGTCGTAGACATGACAGCGTAATGCGGCAAGCGCGGTGTTCGTGACATTGAAATGAACATTATATTTATCGTCCACAGCTATTCCTTTCGTTAATCGGATACCCATTAGTTTAGCACTACTATTGACTGCTGTCAACAGATTTGTTATACTCAGCACAACATCAATGAAAGGATGACTGATGGCAACATTAATTGATCTACCAACCGCCGCCCGTATACTGGGGATTTCGCGCCAAGCCGTTTGGGGGTTGGTCAAGCGGAAACGACTAACCGAACACCGCGCCGCCGCGCCGCATCTGCCAAGCCGTTTTCAATATATGGTCGATAGGGCGGAAGTGGAAAAGCGGCTGGAAACGGCGCAAGAGAGCACCCCTTAATTATTGGGGTATTGACTGCGGTAAACATAAATGCTATCATGGTATTCATAGACAGCACACAGGAGAGAACGAGATGAGCAACGTAATGACCAACATCGCAACAATCGGCAAGCCAAACAAGTATAACAAAGACTGGACATATTCATTCTACAATGGCGGCACAGATGAACAGTTCGTTCGTGGTTTTGAAACCCGCAAAGCCGCCGTCGCCGCGCTAAAAGAAGCTCACCCAACAGCTAACGTTATGAGCAATGGTGACTACAACCGTGAGAGCGGATACGGTCGCACACAAGCGCGGCGTAGTCAGTGCGTCTATACAAGCTACGCTACAAACGGTTAAACCATCATCTAAGCAGGGGCGCGACTGCACAACGCGCTAGATAAGAAACGAGGGGTTATGGCATTCCAACCGCGTACTGTAATTGAGACTTCGATTGAAAAAGTGGTCAAGGCTTTTCGGGGGCGTCCTGTGCAATTCCATATGCCTACCAGCATCGAGGAAATGGTAGGGCTGGAAATCATCTACAAAAACGATCATGCATGGGGTTATCCTGTGCGGTTGGTCGGTGTAGTGATTGACTACCGCAAACGGGGCGAAGGTGTGTTCCAAGTGCAGGTTAAGTCGAATGAAAGTAACTTACCGCATTGGGTTAGCGAAGATGATTTTGTAGGCTATGTAGGGCAGGTGCAATCATGACGCCCGCCGGAACATTCTGCGATGACTCCCGTGACTGGCTACGCCGTCATCATGACATGACGGTAGCGCGCAATCGGTTGCAATCTCTGATTGACGAACTGGAGAATACGCAAGCGCACAAGCGATTAGAACCGCCTATCGTTTATCGAACGGATAACAGCGCAGCGGATGATGCCGAGTGGGAAGCGCGGCAAGAGCAGCGGTTGCAAGCGGGGGAAGGCAATTTAGCAGAGAAGTACGGGGGATAGGATGACAGCGAGGAAGTATGTAGATATTGGGTGTGACATTTGCCAAGATTGGGCAGAAGGCGACGCTAAAACCGTTCAAGGCGCAAGGCGAAATGTTAGGCGCTATTACGGGTGGCGGTATCTTAAGGTAAATGGGCGCATGATGGATTTGTGTAGTGCCTGTGCATGTGACGTGAAAGACGGCAAAGTCGCTATCCAAAAAGATGATAGCACTACCGACTAGCACCACCCGCGCGGCGGGCGCGGCGATAACCCGCCATATCCAATTTAGCTATAGGAGAAAACGACAATGAGTGACAAACCGATTATCTACACCGAACCGGAAAACGAACGCGACAACCCGCACAATGTACCGCTGGAGTCGTTAGATGAGATCATCTACGGCGGCAAGCCAGCGGCGCTAGGCGACGGTGATACGGCTATCTACGCATGGTTTGGCAACGGATGGAAAGGTGAAATTGTGTCAGCTGAGATGCATACGCCTGATGTAACCGTTGTCGGTTGCAAGCGTTGCCACGTCGAGGCGGCGGTAGCAGCGGGGCTGTGCGCGGGGTGCTGTGAGGCACGGTTAACAGAAGCACGATCTGTAATTGCCCCGTTCGGTTATGCATGGTATATGTGGACTACTGAACAGATGGATAAATCACAAGGGTTTAGTAACTGGTTTCACAATGAATTTGCCGACGCCGAAAAGGTAGAGAAGTTGTTTCGGGATGCTGATGCTTTTATCTTGAGTATCTCAGAATCACCACGCAAAACAGAATAACCCCCTCAATCAAAAACACCCCCGTAACAAGGGGTGTTCAGACTATATAAAGGTGAAACATGAATCCCGAACGAAACGACATAGAAGAATCCGAACATAAAGCTTTAGACAGTGCAATAGATGGGTTGCGTAAGGCGCTACATTTACAGTTAGGTGTGATGCAAAGAACCATAAATTCGCCTGACATATTTGAACATGCTCACGAAATTGACCAGTCAAGCTACTTGGTTGCAAAGATGTTAGAACAAATCAGGATGGTTATCGTTAGTCCTAGAATCGATGCTTGGATTAGAGAACGCCAAAAGATTAGGGCATTAGAAGTGCAGGAGGTGATTTCTCGTTTTGATTTGGATAAGTTAAAACCCCTATTGGATACCGACAAACCTGAATGATTTAAAAAGGACGCTGATTAGGCGTCCTTTTCTTTTCGCGCTCTTTGCACTACCGCAACCCCGCTAGCCACGCGCCCGCTGCCAGCGTTGAGTCGTCATTAGACACCTGCCATCTGTGCAACCATTGCACGGTACTTGTTCGCCATTTCAGCGTCACTAATCAGACGCCCCCACTCAGCGTCACTCAGCGTCACATCGTGCAAGGTGCAACCCGGCGTCTTGCATGTGCCGATGTAGCTAGGGGTGCGCGTTGACTTGGGATGCAGCGATTGCAGGTAGTAGTCTAAACGGTTGTTGCAATCCGGGCAAAACTCGTTCATAATTGGGCTTGTCATTGAATGTATTCTCCTTACTAAAACGGGCTGCCTCTGCAACGGGCGGCTCGTTTGCATGTCTATACTTTTATAGTAGCGCAAGGTGGGGTAGAGAAGTAAAAGCAAATTGTGAATTTTTCGTGACGAAAGTAAATTAGCTACAAATGTGCTATAATAGAGTCACCAAAAAGAAACCCCGCGCGGGGCAAACCGCCGGGGTGTGAGACACAAAGGAACGATCTAATGTCTACAGATAGTATAACACTACCCTCGTATTCAGACAACCTAGACCCTATGCAACGCCGCGAAATTGCCCGCGCTGAAATGGCGCAATTTGAGGGGCTAGGCAAATTCATGTATTTACTTCACAGTCCCTATGTTCGCAAGTTGCGCTTACCAGATAAGACAGTTGTGCATTCCGCAATTGACGTTATCGGCATCCTATCAGACTCAGAGAATGAGCCGCGCAAGCTGTGGAACGACACGAAAAAGCGCCTCCTAAAACAGGATGAAGATATGTCCGAAAAAATCGGACATATTGCTTTGCCGCTGTGGAACGACACGAAAAAGCGCCTCCGCCCTACGGATGTCATGACTTCAAGCGGACTAGTCATTCTGGTATTTGAACTCCACACGAAAACATCAAACAAGGTTAGGCATGGGATAGCAGGCGTGTTTGATCGTTACGCATCAGAACACCACGAAGCGATTCTGGCAGAACTTGAACGCACTACCGGATGGGCAGGGACGCGCATTCGATTGGAGATGCAAGAGATTTACGAACCGGGGGATTATGACAATCCGGTACAGCCGCCGGGATGTCCTGAATAACTGGTTGTCGTTTGGTCAACCAGTCGAACTGTGTGAAATTGTCACACAGTTGTTTTGTTTAACAGAACAACTGACACACAAAAAGAGCGTGGGCTTTTGCGGCCTGCGCTCTTTTGCGTTGCTAAGGGTTAGTATTCAGGGTAAATTTTTCGGGCGCTGTTACCGTAAACCCGATACCCGTATTCCCGTTCATGGCATCCCGCTTCGTGGTTAAACACTGAATACCATACTACGCCGTCAGCTTTGCCAAAAGCTATCTCTAGCGCGGCGCGGGCTGCACGCGGGGTTAAGCGGTCAAATCCGTTTACGTTCACTTGTTGGCTAAATGTCCGGTATTCAGGGCGCGTAACGGTTTTGGTAGCAGTGACTTGTATCATCTCGTTCTCTCTTTCTGTTTAACTATATAAACAGTATAGTTCATTTTTATGAACACTACACCCCTAATAATTAGGGGTTAGCCCCTAAATAAAAGAGACGTGTTTTTGTCACGCCTCTTTCACATATACGATGTGCTATAAAATCCTACTGTCAGTATGTCGGTTAGGAGACTAGCCGCGTTTTCCCCCGTTTATTCTGATCTATCCGATAGACTAACTATAACACCGGAATCAAAAGAGCGCCACTAGGACGCCCTTCTGACGGATATAGGAGACGCTTGGCGACTCACACGGGTGAACCCGTCATTTCATCCGATAAGCGCAGTGATGGAATCGAACCATCCTACCAAGCATACGATCTTGCGCCTTCACCAGACGGCAAACTGCACTCCACTATCATCATACCCCATAATGCATTACCGCGCCAATAAAGACGCGGTAACTCCCGAAAAGGGGCAGGTAAAGGTTCGCACTACCGCCGTTATGTTTCGCGTCCCACGCGCGGCTAGGGACGATGGCGCTAGGTGCGCTTGTAGCCTAGCACAGGCCAGTCTTTTTTCACGGCTTGGCTGTACACCGCCTCGTTACTCTTAATGCTGGTAACAAGGGTGAGGATTGAAATAATCGCGGTGTTAAGGAAGTCGAACCCGGCACTTAGTTCGCTGTCGAAACCATACCGCCGCGCAACCAATACCAGCGAAACAAGGATAGCCGCAACGGTGTATTTCAGGATTTCGCCGCTGACTTTAGAGAGGGGCGGGATACGCTTCAAAACACTGACAATGGATGTCGTGATAGGCGCTGATAGCATCGCCGCCGCAATCGCAATAAAGGCGTTTAGCAGTGTCACACCAACGGCGTCTTCTGGCGGTACTTCTGGGAACGGGTCGGCGGGCGTAGGAACGGGCGTCACTTCCGGCGCGGGTGTTTCGGTGCTTTCCTGTGCAAGTGCAAACGTGGGTAGCAGTAGGAAGCATAGCGAGAGGAGTAAGAGGGCGAGTCGTAGTTTCATAGTTAGTCCTTTACAATTCGGTTTCTGCGGTTTCATCAAGTCGATTCAAGATGTCGATTACATTTGCAACCCGGCGGTTAGCGGCGCTTAAGTCCGTCATGGCGTCGGCTATCATGGCGCGTATCTGCGCTTTTGTATCCGGCGTCGGCATCGGCTCATCGGGCGGTTCTGGCGGCGGCGGGGGATTAGGGTCACTCGCATACAGCATACGCGGGATAGCGGTATCTGCAATGTTGTAATTCACCCAGTCGGGATTTTGCCCATAACCGAAGATTAACGCCGCTTCCACGTCAAATAGTTGGTTCGCATCTACCCAAGCCATCTGTTTTACATAGGCTGTGTTTCTATCCCATTGAGGCCACCAGTCCTTCCACTGCGGTTCAAGCGTTTTAAAACCGTTGACACTACCGCCGTTATGCTTCAAGCTGTTGAGCCATACGCCTATGTCACTTGTGTAATCAAAACTGGTTTCGGTGTAGATAACGCGCGGGCGCTTGATGCCGTTACGATCACACCATGCGTATAAAAACCGATGCCGTCCAATGTGAAAACAGGTTGCTTTCTCAATCTCAGCACGGGTAGGCCAGTTCTCAGGCGGGATTAGGTTTTTACCCTTCCCTTTCAATTCCGGTTTATTAGGGTCAACACCCGCGTTGTCAGGATACCCGCCGTAAGTTCCAGACGTAGCAGCGCCGCCCGCGTAAGCATGTAACCCCACGATAACGAACTGCGGAAAATCCGCCGCTAGTTTAAGCAAGTCTTTAGCGCGGTCAAAATCAGGGGTATCATATGTTCCGGTAGCAGGGTTTAGCACGATAACAGGCTGTTTATTCTCGATACCGTATCGCGCCAAGTCGTATTCCCATTGGATAATCTCAGCCCCTAAACCGCTTTCATTATGCCCGTGAACAATACAGCCGTTATCTGAAATTGGCTTGCTAATCCGTAAGAAGTCTTTAGCCCCTACACGCTTATGCAGTTCACCATCAGGCCATTGTCTAACAATTACCGTCATGTTTGGAAATGCACGTTTACAGGCGTAGGCAGTTGGGGCGCGGTCGCCATAGAATAGAATGGCGGGGGATTTCATAGCAGCAACGTGGTTAAACAGCACGTTTTCATCGTCGGGGTTTAGGACGTTTAAACCTAGTTTGGTCATATGGCATCACCTATTCCTATACACGCCCATTATAGCACACTCTAGCACCAGAAACACAAAAGCGCCCGTTAAGGCGCCTTTGTGTCAGTCTTGGCTCTGCAGCCCAGCTATCATCCATTGTGATAACCATCGTGAGGCCTACTACCGAACTTGTGATCGGGTTCAGTCTCAAACACCATTATAAACACAAAAGCGCGAGCTTTGCAACCCGCGCCTTGTGCTTTGCAGACCCATCAGGAAGGAGTTATAGGACGTTCCCACACATTAGACGCCCTATCGACATACACAGTATAACGTGGGTTGCGGCGGGGTGCAAGTAAAATCTACATCTTGCAATTGTTTACAATAGGTGCTATTATGGAGTATCTACTAATTAAGGAGAGTCATAATGCATGTAAACGGTGTTGATCTTAAGGTTACAAGGTTGAATGCAAAATGCGGCTATGTCCACTATGAAACAGCGTTTGGCGTTGACGCAAAACCAATTCATAACAGCGTAGCACAGGCGCTCAAAGCAAAACATTGGGCAGTCACGATGATACGGGAAATTAAGCCATCGGAATTACACCCTCAAAAAACAATCTATTGGGTACTAGATTACGCGCCCGATTCTGACACATTGCAAAAGCAGATTGATGAATTGACATGACGACAGAAATACACGGTGTCCGTTTCACCGATCACGACTGGCAACTTGTCACCGACTACGCCGCCCGCGTCAACATGGCACCACAGCAATGGCTAGTGAACGTGGTTATCGGTGAACGGTTTCGTAGTTGGGGGGAAACTTGGCAGGGGATAAAAGCGCGGGGTAATCCAACGTTCGGTAAACCAGCGCAACCGGGCAAGCGCTGCCGTTGTGACGTGTTCAAGGGCGACGGTATCGACCAGTGTGAAACGTGCGGCTTGCCGCTTATGGAAAGGGGAGAATGACAATGAAGATCAATAAACATCCGATTATCGTAAAGATCATTAGCCAACGTTGTACTGGCTATGAGTTTAAGCCAGACTACTCAGCATCCATCATTGAGAACGTTGGGGAGGATGCAAACGGGACGAAATACCGTTTTACAACTGAACACAGACGCCGCAACGACGATGAGATGGGTACTGCATTGATGATTGATCGACACGATTACGTGATGATCTAATCCACGCCCTTCTGGCTCTCAGTTTCGATAGCCGCCCCGTTTTGCAGAGGCGGCTTTTTTGTCGCATCGGCTAGGATGGCTTTTGCGACCTCGCCCGTAATCTTCGGCGGCGGGGTGCTTTGCAGCAGCATAGCCGCAATGTGTTCTTTCACGACCAAGCCCACGTCAGCGGGCAGCTTGTCAAGGCGTTCTAAGAGTTCATCGGTACGGCGCTTAAAGAACGCTTCTAAATCCACAATGTTCGTAGACAACACGCCCAACGTTTCAGCAACCGCGTTATTATGATCTCGAAAGGACTTTTCCAACGTTACAAGGTTGTTGGATACCTGACTGGCTAACACGCCTTGCGCCTCAATCGCGCCTATGTTTTGGGCGCTTGTGCGTTCCATGCTGGCGATAACCTTTTCAAGCGATTTGAGGGCGGCAATGTTTTCACTGTACAATGCTAGCAGCATTTTGGTTTCTTCGTTATTGCGGAGGGCTTCAGAATTTGCGTTTTTAATCGTCTGAATCAGAGCATAGATGATAAGCCCGGTAATACCTGAAAGGATGGCAAAGCCTGACGCCTTACCTAGCGCGTCTAGTAACTGAGGGGATAGCAAGTTTTCCATAGATAGTCCAGTGTAATGTAATCACACCGCTATTATAATAAATATATGTTATCTTGTCATGTTTCATATTTCTAACTAGTCGCATCCGCAATCGTTTAACCGCTGCTTAAGGTCGGCAATCTGCACTTGCGCGGCGTCTAGCGCTTGATCTTTTTCGAGGTTATCCGCTTGAAGTTGGGCTATCAAATCAAAGAATACCTTGCGCTGTTCGCCTGTGTCGGTTTTCTTTTTACCGACACTGTTAAATACGCGACGCACAACAGCGGGTGCTATCCATCCCGCAATAAGGGTAATCACTGCCCCTAGAATAGTGGCGACTTGCGCGGGTTCAAACGTGATGATCGGTGTTTGTTGCATGGTCATAGGGTGCATAGGCTAGTAAAACGACGATTACCGCGATTTGAGTGGCGTAGCTAATGGTAGCGGCCTTGCCTCTATCCGGTAGACTCCAGATGTAAATAATCCGGTATAGATATGCGAACATCAGCGGTAGCAAATGCCGCGCCTGATAGCGTTCTGGAACGCGAAAACCGATAGCCAGAATAGACGATAGCATGAGGATACCGCCTATCAGTTGACGCGGGATGGTGAAAGCACCAAAGACAAATTGGTTGTCAAGCAAGCTGTCGAAAGCGACAAAGAAACCGTAGACCGCCTGCCCTAGCAAGTATAGATAGGTGATGAGTCGTAGTGTCATATCCGTATTATATGCGATTGTGGTAAAATGGAAATGAGAGACGGTTAGAGAGGGGATAGAGATGAACGATACAGAGTTGATGCAACTGGATAGGGAAGTAGCAAAAGCTGGCGGTTTAGACGTTAGCGAGTATTATGCATGGGCGCACGTAGTAAACAGTGAGTTTAAGCGGTTGCCTAAATACAGTACAGATTTGCGAGACGCCATTACTTTGGCGGGTGAACACTATTTTGTTTTGCATCAAAACCCGCAACTTGAAGACCCTGAAAGATTATGGGAGTGCCAAATAGGACTAAATACAAAATTCGGTACAGGTAGCACCCCCGCGCTTGCAATTTGCCGTGCTTATCTGAACATGAAAGCAGACTATAACGCTAAGGTTTTGCCATCGCATAATTTAATTACTTCGTGATAAGCGTTAGTCGTACAATAGGTTGTTATCCGACTAATGCTGTCATGACGAAATGACACTACCCCACGCGCCATCGCGCCGCGCGTAAGGGTTGACCAAATATCACCGGGCGATTATTGCGCGCCCCAACTGCGGCCTCATTTGTAATATCGTCATACCCATAAAAACGAACCTGCTGTGCTTCAGCATCGTAATCAATTGCGTTGATGTAGGTCTGGCGAGGGTCATCAAAACTAGGAAATGTGTACCCCACTAAGCTATCTTGAATCTGGATAACTCTATCCGGCCTGACTAACCAAGGATGAACCAATCCCCCGGTAACATAACGAGGGCGCATCCCATCGCTAACATAGGCATAGTATTCAACGCTGGTATTTGTCGGGCGGTAATACAATCGACGTGTACCGGTTGCAAAATTAGTTGGCTCAACACCGACTACCCAAGGGACGCCCGAACCATCACCGCACTGTGCATTACTATCCAAACTATCCCATACCGTTTTACCGGGGCTATCTCCCGTTGCGCGGGATGCTGTGTTGGTTGTTACACCGCCTGTATTGGCATTGTCAAAAAACGTCGTACCGTTCGATAGTGCAGACAATCGCGCAAGTACGAAAGCGCTGTAAGTCTGGCTTACGCTGGAACTGCTAAAGAACAGTTGCCACTTGAGCGTTTGATAGATGCCAATAAGTTCTACAGATAACTCAAATTGCGCCCCCGGTGTAACCTCAGTTGACGATTGCGGGAACGATTGCGTATTGAGAATCTTATCGCCTAGCGCCGTTGGTTGTGCGCCTGTACCGCCCCAATGAAAACCATATTCCGCACTGCCCTGCTTAATGCCGTACAGGTTTTGACTGGTTAGATTTTGCACAGCAGTCGTAACCGCTTGCACGCTGGTGCTTGTTGATGAGTATACCTGCAAACTGTTATACATTTCGTCAAGCGAGATGGTAGTTGTGATGCCGCCATTGCTTAATGAAATGCGGTTAATCAATCCCTCGAATATCGGTTCAGCAGGGTTATCCACGTAGACCTGTACGAAGTTGCCAATGTAGGTCACAAGGAAATCATAGGCATCGGATACAGATGAGGGTTGCACCGTGCATGAGGCAGTATCAAACCAACCGTTTGCGCTAATCGTATGGCGGTAATTCGATACTAGAAAGCGCTTGAGATACTCGCTACCCCGGCGCGGTTTATTGTAAATGTTGATGATATGAGGGGGAATAGTCATACGTCACGCAGCCCTGACCAACGCGGGATAATATTCACGCGCACCGTATATGTGAAATCAGGGCGTGAACGGTAGTTATCTGCGGGGTCTTCCATGCCTACAAAATAGAGACGGTTGTTGACTTGTGGTAATAGGGTTACAGGTGAGCCTTGCGTGTTTGTTGGATAGGGTGCGCTGTCGTAAGCGGTTGCACCATCCTTATCCACTAGATAACAAGCATACTGCGGACGCCCGCGCGAAAGATAACCAGTCGTGTCGCTAATGATGTCAGAATTGCCTAACCCGCTATCATTGGTCGCAATAAAACATACCTCGTCTTTGGGAATGAGAATAAGGTCAAGCACATCCAAGGTTGCAACACCACTAGCACGGGATGCTCTTAAGGCAATAGCGATAGATTGTACTGTATTATCAACATCAATCCCGTACCCTTCCATTCCTACCGTAGTACGGTCATCTGATAGCGGGATAGACAGAATGCCCATATAGCTTAAGTACCAGTCGGTAGCGGCTCCTGCGGATACTGTTGGATTAGTCGATTGAAGTCTGATAGTTTGGCGAACAGCAGCATAACTTACCTCTAAATACATGGAAATATTACCAAACGCCCCTGCATTTTGACGCCCTCGAATAAACGCGACATATTCGCCGCGTAAAATATGGATGTCAGCAGCGTAGTAATCACCAGCAAAATTTAACCGTATCTGATCAGTAGCGGTGGCGAAAGATGTACGGCTAAAATAGCGTGTACCTAATGTGTTATTCGATAAGTTTCCCGCCCCGCTGGTAGCGCTGGTTTGTCGCGTGGTATCTGTCCCCATACCCGCATCACCCGCATTAAATTGCGCTATTGGGATACGAAATGACTGCTGCAAGTCAGCGCGACCAGAACCCGCATTAGCGCGGTTGACTACTGTTGTTGGCTTGGTAGATCGTCCGCACATCAGAATGTATGGCGCGTTATCACCCGTTAAATCCACAAAAGCCAATGCGGGCGCGTCACCGGGGATTAGATTTGCTGGAATGTCAACATAGTTATTTGTTACCGTAACATTCAATGTTGTCGGATTTAATTCGGTACGATTGTTCAGTGTCTTTTGCACCAGTGCATCCGAGCCGCGCCCCAAGTCCGCAACGTTGACATTAAAATTCCGCATGTTTCCGTCGCGCGTGTAATATGACCACTTCTTAGGGTTATCACCCGGCGCAAGCCCGCGCCAATACGCCTCGCGTTCAATCGTCATGGTAATGTCGCGCACAGGTTGCGCAAGATCGTCAGGGTCATCTACTGCATACTCAATCGTGCGAATAAGAGCGTAGCGCGGCCCCGGCTCACCAACGATTTGGTGCTTCAGATAGACGGGCTGAATCTGGTTAAAGTCAATATAGAAGGCACTGGCTTGGGCTACAAACCAGTCTAATTGTCGCATCAGATTGTTTAAGGTCAGGAACGACCCCGGTGCAATTGTCAAGCGCAGTGTTTCGGTTACGTCTGTATCACTAACCACAATTGGATAACGCCCCGGTACGAGTGAGCTGTCCAACCACGCGCCGCCGTTTTTGATGCTTGGGCGTTGCGGGCTAAAACCACCCTCTGCTAGTACGCAAAATCCGGCTGGGTCTGCCAAGTCAAGCACAATAACGCCTAGCTCTGCACTGGCAGTATCACCGGGCGTCTTTTCAACTCCCCATATGATCTTAAGTTCGTAGTGGTCGCCAACTGGTGTAGGCATTAACCAATCCCCCTTACAGCGCGACTAATCGCATTTGCGGCGCTCATGCCTTGCGCCCCGTTACTAATGTTTTGCATGATGTTGAGCATATAGTTGTTCGTTGTCATTGGGCTAGGGCTTGCACCCCCTCCCATCATTGTATCTGGTAATGGGGCGGTTGCGCCACTCCCCCCGAACGCGGTAGTCGTTCCCGCCGCGCCTGTGTTGATTGCAGCGAACGCCCCGGTTGCTTGCCCTTGAAACGTGGTGCTTGCTAGCCCTGCATTTGTAAACGCGGTTTCGAGGGTTTCAAGCCATGTAATGACAAACGGGAAATTTTCATCAGCACTAGTTTTGACGAGGGAGAAATCATCAACGATGGTATTGCCGCTTACGACGGTTGTAATCGTGTCGCCTAGTCCTTCCATCGCATCGCCCGCGCTTTGTGCATTCAAGGATATACTGCTATCCATGATATTCGCGCCCTGCTGCATTTGGGTAATCGCGGTAATGAAATCCTGATTACTCGCCATTGCTGCTAAAGCGGCGGCGCTTGCCGCGTCTTGCGCGTCAACGGTTGCGCCTGCAATAGCGCTTGACGCATCCGCTATTTGCTGTGCTGTAACCAGTTGGGTCGATAGATCATCACCCGCTGCGCTGGCTTGGGCGCTGCCTGCTACCGTACCGCCTATCGCGGTCGATAGATCATCCTCAGCAGCACGAGACACACTGGCAGCGGCAAGCGTTACAGCGGTATCGATTTGCTGTTGTAAGGCTTCGGTGTTAATCCCCAACTCAACAGGGACTTCAACCTGTGCTGCTAGCGCAGGATTGATTGCAGTAGCAACACCGCCCAAGAATCCCAAACTGTCAGCACCGCTTACGGTTGTTGTCGCTTGCCCTGCCCCGCTAACGATGTTCTGTGCTTGTGCTGTGTTACCCGCGTCAATAGCGCTGTTAACGGCAGTACTTGCAATTTGTCCAATGGTTTCAGGGTCAACACCCCGCGCCATTGCTTGGCTAATCAGGTCGGTTACTTCGTCAGCGTTGGCAACCTGCAAATCAAACTCAAGCTGCTGCGCTCCTAGTCGCGCGATTTCTGCACGGGTAGAGGTTGCATCTTTGCCAAGTAATTCCTGTAAGCCCGCAATGACTTCTAGAAATTGAATGATAAAATTACCAAATACACCTTCCAGCTTCGTGAACTCATCATCAAAACCAAGCGGTTCAAGTCCTATTTTAATGGCTTCACTTAACGTAGACCCGGCCTGAATTTCGTCAACGGTTGTTTGTACGGCAGTTTTAATCGCTTCCAGTTTGCCATCCAAATCAATCGCATCTGATGACAGCAGATTACCCGCTTCAACGTTAATGGTATTGAATAGTTCGGTAAACGCTACGCCTAAGTTATCGTTTAGAAACGTGGAGATTTCAGCTGCACGGCCTTCAATCTGGTCAAATGTAATAGCCGTTGGGTCAAGCCCAAACACACTACCCATGAAATCTTCGGTTTGTGTACCGAAGATATTCGCTAATGCGGCCTGCTGTTCGCCCGCTTGGGTCTGGTCATTCATCCCCTGAATAGCGCTAATGACGCCATTAAAGAACTCAACGCCCGTCAGTTCACCCGCTTGGAATGCCGCCGCCTCATCTGCTAACCCTAAGTTAGCAAGACTCTCTTGCGCGGCGGTTTCTTCAGGGTTGCTAACACGGATTTGGAACTCACGGAATAGATCGGCTACCCTGTCGGTGTTATCAAAACCCGCTTCTAGACCACTGTTGAATAGGCTTAAGACTTCATCAGCCGTTGCACCGAAGTTTGAAAATGTAGAACTGTATTCAATGAGCGAGTCTAGAAAATCGTCGCGTCTGTTTGCCCCGCCCACTACACCCGCCGCGATGATGTCACTGGCCTCAGTTGCATTTTCTGCCAACCCATTTAAGACCAGTGCGTTTTGTGCAACGGCGATTTGGGCAAGGTCGGCATCTTGACCCATTGCTGTGAACGCATCCCGCGCGGCTAACGCACCATAAGCTGCATTGTTCAGTTCATCGGCTTCAACACCAATAGACTTGAGTTGATTGATGAATACCGCCGCTTCCTCAGTGCTCTCAAAGAATGCGTCAGTAAACAACTGCTGTGCAAGTGCTAAATCTTCAGGGTTAAACTCACCCGTTGGGATACTCAGTAACCCCTCGGCGCGTTGGTTGCCTAACACCTGTCCTACACCGGGAAGGTTAGCCAGTGTGTCAATGATACCCGTTAGATTCGCAGGAACGTTTAGCGCAAGATTAATAACCGATAGATTGCGAATTTGTTCAAGTAAATCCTGTACCTCTTGCACTTCGGTATCATCAGCGTTGACCTTAACCTCAGGCGTTTCGCTGCCTAAGTCGTCAATGGCACGCGCGGCGCTGGCAATTTCGCCATTGTCAACGTTAACCTTAACGTCAACCGTACCGCCTAAATCGTCAAGCGCCTTGTCCATCCGGTTTGCATCGGCAATCACCGAATCATAGGCGCTATCCCATTTGCTGGTATCTAAGACAACTTCCGCGCCCGCTTGTGGTAATTTCGCCATTATTTCCTGCGTCCGTTCCCTTGTTTAGCCCGTTTCTCGGCTTCTTTTTGGCGCTCATACGCGCGTACACCCGCCTGAAAGTTTTGCACCCAAATGTGCGCAGTCATCATGGCGCGGTCATCGCGCGGTAAGCGGTAGTAATCGCCCGGCGGAATACCCCATTCCTTAGCCGTTTGCATTTCGATTGCGCCAAAATCGCTACTAAACTGGGCTTGCTTGGGTTTCGGGTGCTGGCTTGGGTGTCTTAACTCGCCCGTTAGATACTTGTCGAGGGGGCTTTTGTTCATTTTGTAGTCGAAAAATGCGGATGCCATCCGCAATTTCACCCCCTGTCAGCGGGAGCAAGGTATGACCCGCCCGCACTACCGCCCCCACGTCTTGCACGGTGAGCAAAATAGCGTGTTTAAGTGTTGCCGCCCATTCGTTCGTAGGCATCGGAACAATGCCGCGCTTCATTTCGACTACACGCGCGTAAATCTTGACCAGATTGTCACGCCCCATCGGGCTATCAACGAATCCCGCAAAGAACATATCCGTTATGTACTCCGAAATGAGCGCTTCGTGCTCCGCTTTTGCAACCGCGAAAGCGTCGGTTTGTTCACCGCTGCCCTGCTGACCGGGAAATAGCGCCTCATCGTCAGCAATTGCGGTCGCAAAGTCTTGCGGATTCGGTTCTGGATACTGTTTTCTACCCGCCTTGCGTAGGTTTTGCTGGTCGGCTAGGGTCATTGGGTTGACCCATAACACCACGCCCGTTGACGTGGTGATTTCAGTAGCCCCCGGTAAAGGGGGCAATAACGTTTCGCTCATTGTGCTGTCCTCTTTCGATTAGATACCCGGTTCAAGCTTCCCGATAAAGGCGTAAGTCTCGTGAACTTCGCCGCCCGTGAGTGCAAAGTTGATGTTCGGTGTTGGGGCGATACTGTTAATCCCAAAGTTACCGGGGCTGGTATATCCCCCGATGACTTCCCACTGCCCACCGCCGCCTGATACGTCGCGCAACACACGGCTGTTACCGTTGCTGTTGGTCTGTACCATCCATAACATCGTACCTTTATAGCCTGCAAATTTCAAATCTGCCACTGAACCACTGCCCGAATCGGCAAATGTCACCAGTTCAAATAGCGGCAAACTCCCGCTTAAACGGAAGTTGTCTTTCAACGTGCGGTAGACCAGCCCGGTCGCAGTGCCAATGTAGGCATCACCCGGTACGCCCGGACGCATCGCAACCACGTTGAAATTCGCAGTCACCGCCGCGCCACCGACCGCAGTCCGCACCGTGACAAGGGTTAGCGTTTGGGTTGCGCCGTTGTCACGAATGAGTACCGCCGCGCCACTTGCACCAACTGCCATCCCGGTTGTTTTATCGCTAAAGCTGATGCTGTTAAGGGTCTGAGTTGTCAGCCCGCCAGACGAAAGTGCCGTCCAAGACAACCCCGCGTCAGTCGATTTGTAGATATACCCGTTGGCAGCGCAAGCGTAAACCGTCTGACTATCGGTTGCGAACAAGGCGCGCGGGTAATTCGGGGCTGTAAAGCCAGTGGTTGACAAGCTCCAAGGATTAACCGCCCCCGTCTGAATATCCTCAAATGCAGCGTAAGCTACACCTGCTGTCGGCAGTGCGACCAGCGCGGTTTCACGTCCGTTAAGGTTCACCCGTACCACGTCCAAAGCGTCAGCATTCGGCGCGGCGTTGATGTAGTTACCGCTTACGGTTGTTGTCCAATTTGTACCGCCGTCTTCAGTGAACAGAAAACGGGCGGTTGCAATCGATTGATAACCCGGTGTGCTGTCGCGGTCGGTCACTGCCCAAAAGCGCCGTGTGCCATCGCTTTCGCTCCCGAAACAATCGCCCACACATTTCACGCTGTCAACATTAATCACCTTATTGATAGCGAAGTCGGATACTGTACCGGATAAGTCAGCATGGCGCAGTTTCATCCATGTACTTAACGTGGGTGAAAAGGTTGTATCAAACGTCCGCATGATGTCATCAACCGCACCGCCGCCCTCTGCAAACTTTGCAATGGGGTTATCGAACGCGGTACTAGTCACGTTGCCATCATCGTATTCAAGCCCAACGTTATAGTTGAGGATGCTCAAATTACCACAGCGCTGTAAAACCACAAGGTCAAATGGACAGTTGCCAATGGCGTTTTGCAGATACATACGCGGTAAATCAGGGCGGATTGATATTGTTGTTGTAAACGGCGCGGGGTCGCCTGATTTGAACGCGCCTAAATAGACGGTATTTCCAAACGCGTCTAACCCAAAGCGCTGCTCAACATCCGCCGCGCCGCCTGTTGGCCCGTCTACAGCTGCGCCGTCTTGGTCAAATACGCGCCACTTATTTCCCGGCCCACCGGGGCGAATGAAAGTAGCGGTAAACTCCCGTGCATTTTGAAATGGAACACTCATGTTGCAATACTCCTAGCGGTTTGCTTTTGTATAACCACGTTCGATAGCCGCTTGCATTCGTTCATCTAGCGGCGGGTCTAACTCATCTAACAAGGTTTCTGAAAACTTGCGGGCTTCTGTACCGGGATGTTTCACAACTGTCTTTTGAACCCATGCCCCGCTTGCCGTTCCCGTCCCTACATTTGCCCGCGCAACGGGGGCAGTACGGGCGCTGTAACCTGTCTGGAATTTGAGCAGCGGTACGTTTTTAGCGGCGATGATATGCGGGCGCGTACCCTGATCGACATATGTCCAGATTTTTTTGTGTATCCC